TGTGTTAAAGGTTCATTAATGATTGCCATTAAATCTGTAAGGTATTCATCAATAACACTTTTCAAATCTGCCAGAGATTTCCCTCTGAAACCTTTGATTGGAGGAGAATCTTTGTACGGATAACCAGAATGACCAATTGTGAAAAGAACTCTCTGGCGGTCCTCTACTAGTAATTTTGTGGTTACAGCTTTTCTCTTTCCAAGTGGTACATAAGTGCTTTTGTTGACATATGGTTTAATTTTTATTCTCTTCGAGACAGTGAATGTAAAATCATAATCTGACTGGATGAAAGCCCATTTGGAATCGATATTGTCTTTAACATGTTGACGGATAATTCTGTATGTGGCTTCAGAACTTAATTCGATGGGGTGGAGGTGCCAGAATATCGGAGGTACCAAAGTTGAGATGATTTGATCGATTTGAAAGAAAGCGCTCTTCCAATTATTCTCATTTAGAATGATCGATTCATAATCCAAGAAATCAGCTTTATTATGATAGAGATAATCATCTTGTTTACCCGACAATCTGTACCGGAAATTTATGGGATTATCTAGAGATTCTATATCGATGTTACCTTTATACTCTTTCTGGAAAGTAGGTAATTCAACGAGACCAACTTCTTCTCGGTCTACAAGATACAAATAAAGCGATCTAAGACCTTTAAATTCCCCTGTCCACTCACCATCTTCGTCTGGAATTATCTGATCGGGATAAATCAAAAGAGGACAACCTTGAATACTTTTGTTAATCAATTCATATCGATTATTGACAGCAATTTGGCCACCGTTGACTTCCACAGTTAATATGTCGGTTTGCTCTGGGACTATAAACCAATCCTTCTTAAAAGTCGGTTGTAAATTTACCCCATTGATTCTCTCAATTTTGTGGCTTTGATAATTGTTTTGGGTGGTGATATTGACTAATATACCATTTTTCATCCGATAATAAAGGAAATTATGGCCTTCTGGCAGCTTCATACTATCATTATAACATGGGGGCCATTAGATAAAATAATATTCGTGTGAATCCAAACCATAAATAAACTTGAGTATCAAACTCATTCAAGGAGATTTAAATGAAAAAGCTTTTCGCTACAGCTGTATTAACGTTGGCACTTTGTGTCCCATCGTTCGCTATTATTCCGATTGTATTGCCTATTGAAGGCCCATGTGACATGAGCCAATGTGTTGAGGTTTGTGTGTTTGGTTTTTGTATTAATCTTTGTCCATGCTAATTTAACCCGTTAACGTGGATGGCAGAAATTAGATCTCTGCCATCCATCAATTCCTCTTGATCTTCTGCTGTTAGTCTCCCCAATCTCCAATAAATCACTTTCCCAGTTTCATCAACTATCGCTAACGCAGGATATCCTAACACTTCTTTCTTCTTATCACCTATAACCAGTTTTGTTTTGATATCCTTAAGATAAGCAGTCATATTCTCTTTTGTATTTGGTGTCACGACAACAATCGGTATTGACGTCTCGGATAATTCTTTATAAAATGGCATCATAGCTTTGCAATGAGAACAGGTCGTTGTCATATAAAGCACCACTGTTTTGTTGGATTCAGAAAAATCAATCCCTTCATATTGTAAGGTCTTACCCATCAATGAGGCCGCTTCCATTTTTTTACTGATATCATTTTTCTTCCAAAAATAAATCCCAGACAAGAACAACACATTATACAATACAGCTGCAATCAGTATCTTTCTATTGAAAAAATTCATATCGATATATAGCTGAATAATCTCGATCACATCATACAATTATAAATATCCACAAGGTTGAATTAATGGCAATATCTAGCAGAGAACAATTGATTGAATACTGTCTTCGTAAACTCGGTTGGCCTGTGGTCAAAATCAATATAGATCCAGATCAGCTGTCTGAACGTATAGACGATGCCTTGCAATTTTTCCAAGAATTTCATTATGATGGTCTGGTTAAGACTTATCTTAAGCACGAAATAACTGCGGCTGACATCAGCAACCGTTTCCTTACTGTGCCGCCTTGGGTGTTCTCCGTTTCAAAGGTGATACCTCTCATCAACGCTCTCAATGGTCCTGGCACGTCAAGTTTCTTCGATCTACAGTACCAAATAAGAATGAGCGATCTGTTCAACTTGACGTCGACACAAATCATGTATTACGACATTGCAATGAAGCATTTGTCGATGCTCGAATATGAATTGAATCCTTATCCGATCGCCAACTATTCCCGATACGAAAACAAGTTGGAGATCAATCTCGACTGGGGTACAATTAATCCGGGTCAATTTCTGATTATAGAAGTTCTGAGGACTCTCGATCCTGCACAGGCTTCTGCCTTATGGAATGATCGATTCTTGAAGGAATATGCCACGGCTTTAATCAAAAGACAGTGGGCAACGAATTTGAAGAAATATTCGGGTGTTCAATTACTGGGTGGGATTTCGCTAGATGGTAATGCGATGTACGCTGAAGCTCAACAGGAAGTAAAAGATATTGAAAATGAAATTCAAAATCGATTCGAACTTCCGGTAGATATGGTAATTGCTTAATGACCTTCGGTGAATTCTTGAAAGAATCCCTGAATATGTCTAAATTAGCTTTTATTAGTGATACCGATATTGATGGTCACCATTTTATTGCTCTACACCCTGACAACACGAAATCTACAATAGGTGGGCTTGCTTTACCGAAATCATTGAGGAAAGACAAATCGAACCCCACCAATCCATTATATCCACACAATTTATCTGACAACAATGTGGTGGGTCATTTACTTTTAAGCACCGAAGTCGACACTTTGGGTTATTATGTTCCTCTGAGTGTTTTTGTAACGGGTGACTTCAGAAGACAAGGTATTGCTACTGCTCTTTACAAATATGCAAAGAGTCTGGGTTTCAAAATCAAACCAAGCCCTGTTTTAACTGCTGATGGGAAGAAATTAAAGAGAAGTCTGCTCGACAGAGGGATCTACGATATTTGATGCATATGTTGGTTGTCCATTCTCATCTATACCAGTAAACCGGATTTTACCTTCACCCACCAGTACACCTATAGATAACCCAACATCTTCTTGACCGGGAACTGGATTTGAAATGTGTTGCACCACGAAATTATCCAACCAGATTCTATTCTCAACATATCTTCTGGCATATAACTCAACATCGGCGAGTGGTAGTCCGGACATGCCCGAGATATACTCCAAATTACGTACAAGTCCTCCAGCTAACAGAACTGTAGCTGCTGGCACATGTTCTTTTTGTATAACTCCATCGTTAACATCACCATTGATGATCGCAACGAGACTACTCCAGAGTTTGGTGTTAGTACTTTTATAACCACGCCAAGTACACATACCAAAATGTTTATAAGCTTTGCCACAGGGACACAAATTGTTCTTGGCCGCTTCGAACTCTTGTGAGTAAACCATAATATCTCCTCTATTCAGTCTTCAAACTTTTTATTTTCTAATCCCACAGAAATGGTGTTTTCTCATTTGACCTTTATCTATGTGATAGATCCAACCATCTGAGGCTGGAATATAATTTTCATTAATTTCGGCGACTCTTTCTTTGGTGGGTGCACCTTTATGAATCGCGGCATCAGGAATGAATCCCTGAAATCTGCCACCCACCATCATAACACGGACATCGATCTTAGACATCTTGGATTTATTCCTGTGGGACTTTCTTGATTTTTAGCTTCTTGATCTCGATCTCTTTGATTTCACCACCAGCACCCCAAGCCCAAAATCCTTTCGTCTTGACAGCTTCATTGATCACATCATCCAATTTACCCTCCAATGTGGCTAATAGAGGTGTATGATGTGCTCCACCCAAATCACAATTCGGGTCTTCACCATAAATGCTCCAGATAGCGTATTTTTGAAGATCATACTTCTTCAGGAGTTTATCTCCATTGTAAGTCGTAAGATATCTTTCTCTGTCCGAGATGGGTTTTTTGGGTCGATTCTCCTCACGGTGTCTTTCGATAATCTCTTGTTCTTCTGGTGTTAATTCTGAGAGGTTCATATTAATACGTACCTGTAGCATTAACGATACCTTCGATGCCAAGATGAGCTAACAAGATCCGTCGCATAACTTCTGCTTTATGTTCACGGCTTATGACATTCCCATCGGCTTGGTTATCTGCCATCCACCAAAGGTTGAGAATTTGATCCACAGCGATTGAAATATTCGCCTTTATTGCGCTGGCAATCTCTTCGTCCGTAAGCAAAGTTGCTTCTGATTTAGTTGGTTGATTTTTCATGTTTGTATCCTTATGCGACTTGATTTTCGATAATCTTGTTGGCAACTACTCGGAAAATGACAGTCTGTTTGATTTCCTTGTAGTCTTTGTGGCCCTTGACGGTGAACGTGGCATCAACTGTCATACCCTCACCGACATTAGTGTTGGTTGCCTTATCCACGAAATATGAACTGGTGGTCCACTTGAAGGAATTACCTTCGGCATCAATGAAAATGACAATATTGGCGCTACCGAATTCATTCTCGATCGAAAAGATCTTCTTGACTGTCAGAACGCGGGTGTAGCGAATTTTCTCTTCACCGAAATATTCGGACACCTTCTTGACTTCCTGAGTGCTCTCTTTGGCCTCACGCTTTTCATCGGTGTTATTTGGACGATTGATGAAAGAACCCATACCAGCGACGATCAGCCCAATCTGCCTTGAATTGCATTGCTGCTGGCTCAGAGCCAACTTCAAATTCCATGCAAAATCGGTATTAGTGGTGAGGGTATTGGTGGCCCAATCGATGCACTTGTCGGCCTTTTCGATATCTTCGGGCTGGTTCTGCCGTCCGTATGCGTCATCAAAATAACGATCTTTGGTGTACAGACCCTTGAAGACCGTCGATTTTGTAGAACTGTCAAATTGAGCAGACTTGTATGTTCCGTCTACCCGGATGATTCGTGCGGCCAATGCCAAGACATCCTTAACTGAATAATACCGGGGTCCTGATCCACCGAAGAAGCTCTCTTCGTCTTCCTCTTCGATGCCGTTCATGATGTCGTAAAGATTCTCAGCGATGGCAGCGATCTTCTTGGGATCAGTATGACCAGTGAAATCCTTCATGCATGACTTGCCAACTTGGAATAGACGACCATCTTCATGTTCGACCACGTAGGTATCTTTACGTTGACGTGATGCCTGACAATGATCGCATGTCGGTTTGGTATATCGCATTTCAAGCGGCATATTCTCAGAACCAGTGCCGGGGATGCGCCGAATGATGTTGCCGCTTTCGATATGTTCGAGGACGGCCAACAGCCTCCAACCATTCAATTTGGGGCTTTCACCTTTGACGGTGAAATGAACATTTCGGCGAATGGTAATATCCCAAGTGCTAACTGACGATTCCCTTGGGTACTGGATCTTGAACTGATCGAGAATGTTCTCTTCAGTCAGTTCCATGGATTCGGGGAGAACGATTGAGCATCTCTTTTTATCGGCAATCCTAGTGACCCAACAAATGAAAGATTCGCCGACTTCATTGATTTCAATGCTTCCGTTACCCAACTTTGCACAACGGCGATTGAGCTTGTCGATGTTCTTTTTCAGGAATTCGACGTTGTTTTCTGGGACCTTGTAGATTTGGGGATCGGTGCTTTGAATCATTTCTGTCGTGCTCATAAAACCATTTTAACACGAATGATGGAATTTTACAATGGATTATTTCTAGATTCCATTTAAACGTTTTTCTAAAGTAATTTGTTTGTCTATGATTCTCACTAACTGATTACCCAACACTTGAGCAGAGAAAAGGAACGCGATGACCATAGTTATCAATGATGCCAACACGCATGGTGCTATATCTGTTAAAAATTGGATCATGTTCTATGTTTTTGATGCTAAAATGATCGTTTCTCTAACCTCAGTCAAAGTCTCTCCCAACCAATTAAGGCCATTCCAAGTAGCCCTATCATAAGCTTCCGGGTCATCTTCACTCAATCCAATCCCCCAGATTTCGTCGAGAGGAGATGCTTCGACCAAAGTGGTGCCAGCTGTGTCTAGAATAATCTGCTTCAAATCAGAATTCTGCGTGAACTTAGCCATATTAGCGGTAAAGACAAATATTTTGGCCACCGATTCCCACATTCTCTTATCAAAGTTCTCTACTCTTCTCCCCAACTTTTTGACTTCACGTGGGTCATTCATTTGATCGGCTTCAAAGATTTCACTAGCTAATTTACCACCGCTGAATAATTGATCTTTACACCACATCATATAGGTTTCAGCGTAATTGAATTTTAACCCATGAAGCACAAATGGGGCATTGTACCATTGACTAAATGGCCCATTCCAAAACATTGTGAATTTTTCGTTACTAATCTTATTTTCCATTTTCTTATCCTTGAATTTATCTCTCATTGTGAATACAAGACCTGTCGGCCTTGCCATTGGTTGAACACCACATAAATTCCAATCATCCATGTGTGGGATCAATCTTTTACTTAAATCCCTATGGAATTCTATCCCGATTTTCTTAGCTAACGCGGGAAAATAATGACATAACCGTCTTACATCAAAGTTATCATTTTCAATTCCGGAGACAATAATATGACGAAAATTTTTCTCATTATCAAGGGCCTCTCCCAACATCCCCATAAAATCGAGATTCATGTTTTCCATTAGTGATTACTCAACACATCCATAATTAGAAAAATTAGGACCTGTTAATAAAATTTCTGATATCAATATATCATTTTCGAGTAATTTGTATCGATGGTTTCGTCGTTCTGTTGTCGTTCTGATAAGAGTGTATTGACCAGATCTCTCCATTTCGACATCAGACACGAGATCAGCCTCAAAAATCATTTCGGCGAAGCAAAATTCGAATCGCGACCAAAAATTTCGGAAAACTTCTTGACCAGTATCTGATATGTATAATAGGAAATCATCAAAAGTAGCTGGCCCTACATTTTTATAAACCGATATTTTGTTATCTTTGATTGATCTTTGCCAAGAGTAAGGAATAAATCTACCTTTATCACTCATTATTCCACATACTTTTGTCGGTTTGTGTGGAATAATAGGCTTGTTGGGGAAAGTCAATTCTCTCCCCAACGCTGTACTAGCTCCAGTCGCTGCCAAAGTCGTTAGCAATTCTCTCCTATTCACTTGCATCTACCTCTCTGAGTTCAATTTGTTGCATTTTTACTCTGCCATCATTGTAGCGATTATATGCAAAAACTGCATCTGGTTTGGTAGGGGTACTAACAGAGATGCGATGTTTAGCGCATCTCTGTTTTACAACATGTATTTCGGTACCACAAAAAGCAACAACAATATCCGCATTGATGAAGGGTTTCATCGTTTTGGCACAATTAAGCAAGACATTATACATTGTGGTTTATACCTTTTTGATGTCCTGTGAAGCTCTTTTCGTGTTGACTGACCATCTGCTACCGCTTCTGTAATCTGGGATCTTGATATCTAATTGATCAGCCAAATCTAGCATAATTCTTCTGACTGTGGGATGCACAGTATGACCAGTCCTTAAATGTACAATGTATTCGAAATCATCATATGTACCTTGAAGATGGTATGGCACTGTTACACCCATAGGCAATGCAAGAGGGTCAAAAAGGTCATCCATAATCTCATAGATATTACCAAGCAAAGTTGTACTCATATTGGACAAATGTTCTTGATAGAATACATGTAAATCTGTGTTGTAGTCGAAAGGAAAAGACTGTTTAATTGAACGATGTCTCGCCAAATCTCGCCAACCAGCAAAATCTAACTCACCAGAGGTTCTCACGACCGACCATGGGTGAACTTCCCCATTATGATATTCACAATTGAATCTTGTCTGATTGAATTGATCAAATTCGACAATCAGTTTGCGATCATCTTTATATTCAGCTTGTGAATTGGGGAATTCTGTGTTGACTAGATCATTCAATTTCGCAACAATTTCATCTAAACCTAATATTCCTTGACTGTTAAAGGAAATGAAATCACCATGTTTGCGATAATATGATTCTCCTGTCCGATAATATGATTCTCCTGTCCTGCTTTCCAAATATTCGTTCACCGCTTTCAATCGAGCCATATGCTGATGGAAATTTCTAATAGAAGTGGTCCAACTCAAATTAGTATGTGTACCAATAGGCAAAATGCCACGAAGAATATCGAAGGCTGCAGCTTTGGCCGTTTTATTCTCTGTTGGGTTTGACATATCAAGATCATGTAATTCAGCAGCATATTCGTGAGCAACTGTGAGATTGTCATTATACAACTGACGTAATTGTTGAGCGTGCTTGAGATCTGCTGGATTCACAGTCATTCCCTGTGTACTGAAATCCAAATATCTCGTCGAACATTCCTGACCATTGTACAATTGAGTATGCTGGATCAACTTGGCAATCACCATTGGAACATTTTCGATGGCAAGAGTGATCATCCCACAATCAGCAATTGATTGATGCCCATAACCAACATAGAACTTCTTCATGAATTCACCGGACTGGCTGGTGCGGGCAAGCTTCACTGCGTCATCGATTGGTCTCGGGTCACGGCTATAAAGAGCTTGAATCATGGCATAATCTTCAGCACTCGCCGCATCTTCTGGTGGTAAAAGTAAAAGGACGCGGCTGGTGTCACCATCATACATTGGTGTGTCATTTGTTTTGATACGGATATTCATGTTAATTTAATTATCTCATGCTTTCGGATTATTTGACTAGTATTCTAGAGAGAATGCGAAATGCCTTATAAAGCCGCATTCTCTGATTGTCTTGATTGGGGCTTTATTTTCTATCAATTCAAGGGCAAATGCTTGTAAATCGGTATTTACTCTGAATATGAGAGAATCACCATTCAAGCCACTCTCTATACCGATGACCATACCACAAAGATTCTCATCTAAAGGTTCCACACTACTGTTGGTGTAGAGCATTTTCCCGATTACGATACTCGGATCAAAGGTCACATCATCAAACTGGAATTTGTAAATCATTATAGCCTCGCCCATGAATCAAGAACCATTTGTGCGCGTAGACCTGTGTGAGTGTTCTCTGTTATGATCTGCTTAATATCTTCTGGTGTCATATTCTCTTTCAAAATCATATCGTTAACATCTTTCTGTTTGATATAAGGTGGCCAAACACAAATTTCTTGCATTGATTCTATTTTCCTTTTCATTCTGTTGATGATGCCGGGATTTCTTGGTTCATTATCATAAATGAAAACGGTATCCAAAGAATCCAAGATCTCTCTCTCAGCAGGTCCACCTGCATCAGCCCCACCCATCGCCAAAGAATTTTCTATAAACATGGCATCAAAAGGTCCTTCGAATACAAAGACCTTTCTTTCTTGGTTGATCTCTTCCAAACCGAATATTTTAGGATCATCGTCGTTATATCTAGCTGTCATGTATCTCAAGGTGCATTCATTATCTAAGGATCGACCTTGGATCATCATAATTTGGTTATTAGCTTTGCGAAATGGTATGACTAACCTTGGATCATTTGGGTAACTGATGTTGTCTTTAACTCCAAATACTTCTTTCACAGAGTCTCCAAAGTTCTCTGTGAAATATAACTTCTTTGCCCATTTGATCGGCAATCTTCTCTTCTTAATATAACTCAAAGCTATGTGGGGTAATTTAAGTTTAATTATTGGTGTGAAATTACGGCTAAAAAGATCGTCGATCGGTTTAATGATCTTTTTGATTATTTGTGGTTGATATGGTGCTGAATCTTGTCGTGATTCGACCATTTTGGTGATTTGATATTCTTTGGCTAGGTTGCCATCCACTTCTCTGATGAAATTGTAAAAATTTCTGCCTTCACCACAGTTAAGACATTTGTAACGAAATTCATCATTTCTTCTGATTAATGCCCCACGAGCTTTTTTGCGGTTGTCGACAGAATCACCACATATGGGGCAACTGAACTCGAATTTATAAGAGGGTTTCTCTTTGAAATTACGGACATAACCTCGGATTTTATCAATGTATTGAAGATCGAGAAGAAGACTCACCTCTACATTATATCATAATCACTTAGAGTGTTAAAGGAGCAAAATCGTCTGTCGTTATATTAATCTTTTTGATAATAATATTTTCGCCAAAAATGGCGGCTTTAACATATTGTCCAGTGTGTGTATTCTTGATGATGAATTCTTCATCTTGATTTAATCGAATGAATTCATGTATTTTACCACCGGGAATGTCGGAAATTGCACAAGATTTCTCTGGGAATTCAAAATCCCCAACATCGACCACACTCATTTTTGCTAATTTCTGATATGTCGATTTTATCCCTCTAGCCAAAATGTCAGTCATATCGTCTACATCAGAATCAGGGGAATCCATATCAACAGCTGCACCAGAAGAATCTACTGCTCCACCCGGCGCAATCCCTACACCAGCGATATACCCGGTTCCGATAGCATTAGCGGGTGCCGATTCTTTTAAAGATTTCAGAAATTGTACAAAACTCATTGAAGGTATTTAATAGAAACATGAAAATAGAACAAATATTGCCATACACACAAATGGTCATCGCTTTTGGTGCTGGTATAGTGTACTTATGTGTGGGTAATTATCGTATGGGGTTGTATTGGATATTTGCTGGCGCACTCACAGCCACTATTATCGTTGGGAGATGAGATTTGTGGATTACATCTATGATTCCAAAACATTACAATCATAGATGTCAGAATACATAGTTGTGGAGAAATAATATGGCAACATTTGGTGGAAGTAACACAATCAAGGACAGAAAAGATCAATCCAATATCGAGAGTCAAATCGAAGAGAAATTGATTGGACAAAAAGATTTCCTTAAAGTGGCGGATTATATTCAGATGTTTGAAGCTGGATTAAGTCCAGAAGGTCAACCAGTTGGTTCTTTCCTCTTAACTGGTCCAACGGGGAGTGGTAAAACTAGAGCAGTGGAGGTTGTTGCAGAAGTATTACACATGTCCAATCGACACATTCTGCGTGTTGATTGTGGCGAATACCAAATGGATCATGAAGTTGCTAAATTGGTTGGCGCACCTCCCGGTTATTTGGGTCACCGAGAAACGCAACCTCTTCTGTCCCAAGCACGTATCAATTCAGTAGCAAGTGAGCATTCCAATATCAGCGTCATTTTATTCGACGAAATTGATAAAGCAGCACCCAGTCTGATGAGATTGCTACTAGGTGTGATGGACAGAGGCATACTCCGTTTGGGTGATAACAACATCGTGAATTTAGAGAGATGCATGATTTTCATGACGTCCAATTTCGGATCATCCACATTGAGCATGACGAAAGTGGAGGGTGGAAAGAACATCAAGGCATATCTCTCTCCAGAGTTTTTCAATCGGTGTGATGAGACTATCAACTTTAAGGTCTTGGATAGTGATTCGATCAAAATGATTGCGTATTTGGAAGTATGCAAAATTCAAGATCATATGGACCGTAGGTTGGGTTCAAGATCCTGTGACTTAGTAATAGATGATAGTTTCTATAAATGGGTGATCCAAAACTATACTGATGCCGAATATGGCTTTAGGCCGATCAAACGATTCATCAGGAAGAAATTGATACATACTATATCGAAAATGTACATCGGAAACAAAATTTCGGAAGGTGATTGTATTAACATCACATTCGATAGCAAAACCAAGAAATTGGTGCTCTTCATTGAGTCGGATTAAATAGATTGTAGAAAGGTGTTTGTATGAATAGAAAAACGTTTTTGGCAAGTATCCTTGGAGCAACAGCTGCTTTTGCTCTTAATCCATCCGAAAAAGAAATGTCTTTATCAGAGAAGGAAACAATTTGGTTAGAAAACCAAGTCAGTATTCTTAGATCGAAGGAAACTCTACCCCAATTCCATGCCGGGTCAAGTTATCTACGATCTGAATATTTTGATAATCTCGGTTATTTGATCACTCGTAGCGTTTCTGGTATCACTGTTAAGCTTCTTCCCAATTCTTAATGCTTTATAACGCCGCATTCATTTCTGATATTCATTTATTCTTTCGTGGTAGTGATATCAAGAAATTGAATGATTTTCTTAAGAATAATACTTTTGATAAGATTTATTTTGTCGGCGACACTTTTGATTTCTGGGCTTGCAAGAGCCGTGTGCACTGGGGTCCAGAGATCAATCGTTTTTTTAGAATTATTCTCAAGAAGATTAACCACGGCACCAAAATCGTTCTGATCCGTGGGAATCATGACGACCACATCCATCATTATTTTGACATCGAATTCGACAATTTGACCATAGTTGATCACTGTATCCATCAGAGGAAATGTGGGTCAGGTCATAAGGATTATTTGATTATTCATGGTGATCAATTCGATTTCGTCATCAAGAGATTTCTGTGGTTGGCTCAATTCGGTGCTATAGCGTATGATTTCTTGGTGGTCTTGAATGGCATTCTCTCTAAATTTAGAGATTTGATCGGCCTTCCGTATTGGTCACTATCTTCTTGGTTAAAGAAAAAGTCCAAGGAAGCCGTCTCTTTCATTGAAGACTTTGAATATGCTGCAGTTAATCTGGCAAAAGAACACGATTGTGATGGTGTGATTTGTGGTCACGTCCATACACCCAAATTCGATCAACACATGATAGAGGGCCGACAGATTGAATACTGGAATTGTGGCGACTGGATTGAATCTTATACATTGATTGTGGAGAAATCGGATGGTCAACTAGAGTTACTCCATCTAAATAGGTAATTATGAAATTTCTAAAAATCTGGAAAAACACGATTGGTATTGACGGACTGGTTTTCAAATTCGTCAAAGGATCACACAGAGATCAACACTTGAAGATTGACAAATTGTTGATGGGTGATGAAAAATTTGTTGGTGATTTGACCAAAGATGGCAAAATGCTCTCTGAAGAATATGAATTCGATTTCTGCGAGATGATGGAAGAAATCGAATCAAATAAAGTGGAAGTCTTTATTAATGGAGACAATATCACTGAAGCTGCGATCGAATGTGCCTCTACTATTAATGCGGACATCTTTATGGAGGCCGAAGAAAGAGCAGAGAGAGAAGCCGAAGAAAATCAGTTCGACGAAGACGACGAATACTAAAGGGATTTTTGTTATGATATTAATCGATTTTTCACAAACATGTTTATCTTACATTTTTGCCCAACGGATGGGAGTTCCTGATATCAGCTATGTTAGGAACGGCGTTTTAGACTCACTGCGTTTCTATAAAAAGAACTTCGCGAGCAAGTATGGAGAAACCATAGTTCTGGCTTGCGATTCAAAGACCAACTGGCGTAAAGATGCTTTCAAATATTATAAGTTCAAAAGAAAGGATATTCGAGAAAAATCAACCTATGATTGGAATTTGATATTCAGTCATATTGACACTTTGAAGCAAGAATTCAAACAATTCATGCCTTATTATGTGATCGAAACAGAAAATGCCGAAGCAGATGACGTGATTGCAACTCTATCTTTAAATCCTCCAGAAGAGACTAATCAACTGTTTTCAAAAGTGTTGATTATTTCTAGCGATAAAGATTTTAAGCAACTTCATCACTTGGGATATTTGGATCATTACAGTCCTCAAACGAAGGGTATGATTAAAGTTGATCGTCCAGATCGACAACTAAAAGAAATGATAATGCGTGGTGATACCAGTGATGGTATTCCAAATTTCTTGAGTCCTGACAATTGTTTTTATGATAAAATCAAACAGACGCCAATTATGTCGAAGAAAGTGTCTGTGTGGTTAGACCAAAAACCAGAAGAATTCTGTGATGAGACTACTATCAAGAATTACAAACGTAATGAGCTTTTGATCGATTTAAAGAATATCCCTACTAACATATCAGAACAAATCAACTCTGACTTTTTGAATCACCCGAAACCAAGTAGGAAAAATATGTTCGATTATTTTTTTGAAAAGTCAGTCCCAACAAAGAATCTTCAGGAGTTCTAAATGTTATATGATATCGCCGCACCACCAGATGCCAAACAATGTCCTTTCTCTACGAAATATCAATTATTCGAACCAGTTCAGGTAAGAATTAGAAGAAAATCCGGAGAAATAGAATTAGTAGGTTATGGTATTGGTGAAATTATCGAAGTGATGGAACCGAGAATGCAATACTGTATTCCTCCACACAGAAGACTGAAGGAAATTCCTATGTCTGATGGATCATTCATTGTTGAATTCCCAGAAAATATTAATTACAAGAGATATCATGAATAGAAAATCATTACCATACGAGAATGTAGTTGTCTATATTGAAACGAGTGAAGGCCCATCAGCATACGTCTTCCCCAATGCAGAATTAGCTTGGAGCATCTTAGTGTCCATGCATATTCCTAAGGACTCTGTGGCATGGGTATTTCTGGAAGAAATGGATGGAACAATGACCTTCCAATATTATAGGAGGGTATTCAGTGAGTAGAAAATCATTACCATTCAAAACATTCGTAATCATGATAAATCACTCATCCAATACTTATGTTGCCGAATATTGTTTCGGGGATGTGGAATTTGGTATACTTTATATGAAGTACTATTACAAATCATATACTGATGCTACAATAGAAGTTTATATTAAGGAATTTGATAACTCTTTAACTTTCCAATATAAAAGGAATCTGTATGAAATCCTATAAGAAATGTTCATCCTGTAAAGGTTACGGTCGTATTGAAGATTTCCGATGGGGTGATGGGATTGCCGAATGTTCTGCTTGTCAAGGTCTGGGTGTGGTAAAGAAAAATGACAAACCACTTTCTGAGAGAGAATGGGACGATTTTTGTGCGACAAGAGGCGAAAATGATTGATGCTCCTTTAGATCCAAATTTAAAAGCTATGATTGAGAATTTTCTCAATTGTCAGCGATCCACTATTATGGCAATCGAGGCTCAACCACATTTATTGACTCGTGGCTTAAATGATATATGGGACTGTACAGAAAAAATCGCTAAATTCATGGAATTGACCCTCTGTTCGAGACGAGAATTAACTGAAATTTCTGCTCTTTATGATATGTTTCATATCAAGTCTTAATATGTTATAATTGAAATATGATCGATAATGTGCCGATTACATATATTCCTGATTTTGTTGAATATCCAGATTTGACATTCACACAACTCTGGAATCAACTTGATTGGGTGCGACGTGAAAACACCCCACGATTTGAATATTATTGTAATGATAGTGGCAAGCCTTATACTTATGGACGAGGGAATGGTATAAGGACATATGAAGCACAACCTTATCATTATAGAATTCTGCAAATTCGACAGGACATACAGAAACTCACCAATACTGCATTCGAAGTCTGTTTCTTGAATGGTTATCGTGATGGTCGTGATCAATTGGGATGGCATGCTGATGATTCTCCTGAAATGGATGATGATAGGCCGATAGCCATTGTTTCTTTGGGTGCTAGGAGAGAGATTTATTTCAGACCACAAAATGACAAAGAGAATGTCACCAAGCTTTGGCTTGATTCTGGTAGTCTTTGCTTGATGGCCGCTGGCATGCAAGACACCCATTATCACCGAATTCCTAAATCTTCGGTGATAGGCTGTGGTCCAAGAATTAGCCTGACGTTTCGTGGGTTGGTCAAATAATTAATTGTATGAATTTCATTTTCATGTTATAATAGTTCTATGAAATTCGCCGAATTCCTGAATGAGACGACAGATCTGGATTATGATACTGCCAAAAAAGCCTTGGCTCATGCTAGAGATATAGTTAAGGGGCGGGTACCTGAGGTCGAGGAATTATTAATCAGAGATCCCCATTGGGCTTTCCATTATGCCAAGAATGTTATCAAAGGTCGTTGGTCCGAAGCAGAAGATGTGATAGCAACCTCAGCTGGTCCTGCTTGTAATTATGCCCAGTATGTTATCAAAGGTCGTTGGTCCGAAGCAGAAAAAGTAATTGCTGCTTCACCCGGTATCGCTCTCAATTACGCCAAGGATGTCATCAAAGGTCGTTTCGAGGCGGCGGAAGAGGGGATGAGTAAAGCACCTGCTGTGTGGCGTGAATATAAAAAATTATTCATGAAGAAATAGTTCGTGTACTGAGGAGATCATTTATGACACAAATTGGATGGGTTCTCAAAAGTTTAACCACAGGTTACATTTCGACTAATGATATCTGGACAACAAAGGATCTAGCAGAACGTATGTTGGCTCATTACAAGAAACGATGTCCAGATGTTAATTTTGAGTTGAAGCCTGTTTATGTAAAAGATTAATTTTCGATAACCACAAAGGGACCGAAATTTCTCGTTTTGAATCCAGATACTTTCAGGAGATTAACGTAAATTTCGGTCTTTCTGTTATCATGCGAAGCAACAATCAATTCCCCGAATTCATTCAACCAATTCTGGATTATCTCTTTGAATTGTTTCCGATTGAAATTGCCCAACTGTGAATTCCCCTTTTCACCCTGTTGTTGCAAGTCAGTGAAATCTTTTCCCTTTAATTGCATGGCGATCTGATACATCTTCATCATCTTATTATACACCACAAACAATTCATAATCACCACATTCAGCTTCATCAGCCACAACATTTCCTGTAGCTTTTAGCAATTGTTCTGCTTTATCGGTCAGACCTTCTGCAAGGAAATCTTTGAATTTCATAATTTATATACCATAAACCTTATTTTGGAATCTTTGATATGTAGATTCATTGTTACGTGGTTGAGCATTAGGAGCAATGACAGTGGTATTCGTTCCACCCCCACCCATATTAGCTGGCGGAACATTGACCACAGGTGCCATTCTTTGATTATCCGATTCCAATTTGGCCATTCTATTGTCGACCGAATTTACCGCCATTTTGACACCACTTTCATTTGTAGCAGGTTTCAGAGCGGTCTCGTTTTTAGAGATCGTGAGTAATTCTTCTTTTTCTCTGCCGAATCTCAGCTTAACAGACTTCTTGATTTTCTCAGGGCTAGACTTGTAGTACTTGTCGACGTCCATTCTCTCATTTTGGATTGCTGTGATTAAATCTTCATCAGACATCTTCGACAAGTCTTTCCCACCTAAACTGGTCTTGATAGCATTTTTGGTACCAACTGGTGTATTGACACTAGCCGCAAATAACATTTGTTTCACAGCCATACCACGGTCATCTACATTCATCCCCACCGAGTTAGCAAATTGCTTTACTGGTTCGTAATGAGTTACACCAATGAAGTCATGTTGAGCTTCTTTGAATTTAGGATCATCAGACAATTTTAACCATGCATTAGGAAATGCATCACCAGCTTTGGTAGCAGAATTAGCGGCTTCCACACCACCAGCGGCTTCCAACTTCTCCGCGAAAGGTTTGTAGTCGGGTTTATTCTTCATCCAAGTCATGAATTCACCAACGGTGCCACCAGCTTTAGATGTTTTATCCTTAGAATTGAAAGCCTGACTGGTCATTTGATAGATGCCATAAGACACACCACCAATATCACCAGCTTTAGCTAATCCGAAGCTGATTGCCTTCGAACCGAGTCCACCAGTCTCTCCCTTAGTCGATACTTCTCCAAGTTTTGCGTATTCGGATTTGCCAACATTGGCAATTACAGGTTTGGCTATCGTCGTCGCTGGTGGGCGAGATACAGGAGTTATTGAATTAGCTGTCTTGGCGGCAATCTGTTTTGAAGTGGGAACACCCAAAATCTCTTTCACTGGATCTAAGACTTTATTCTTGGTTGCAATGAAATTTTCAGTGGCCGCAGTAGTTTTAGCTTTGGTATCTTTATAAATTTCCTTGGCCTTATCAACTGCAGGGGTTATATTGATTCCGAATTTGTTCTTGATGAATTCTGTTATCTGATTGATTAAAGCGCCAGTATCAAATTCAGAAATAGCCTTGAACATTTTATCTTTAAGAGCAATGAAGGATTCAGAGATTCCATCCTTCAGATTGACAAGGCCATTAGACACCACTTTGGTGAACGATTCACCGATGTTGGTCTTTACGCCAAACCATCCCAATACATCATCAATCAAAGATAGGAATCCACCACCGATGTTGCTGATGGCAGTCAAACCTTTGTCTACAAAAGTAGGATCTTTCTTTAACAGGAATTTGTTGGCATTCTGGAAACCCTCAAAGGCATCAAAAATACCAGATACCGCCATTATGACTTGACCTGCTATCGGGATTCCCTTAGCAAGCTTCCCGGCACTACCGAGTATTTTACCAAGTCCACCCAACTTCAACAGCCCACTAGCACCAGCAAGTCCACCCACCATTTTGCCGACAGATCCTGCACCTCTGATACCACCGAGGGCGCGTCTTGCTAGTCCGAAACCCTTCCTAGCTATACTAGAACCCTTCAACAGCAATGATAATTGACCGAGTTTCTCGAAGATAGATTCTTTTTGATTGTCTTCCTTATCATTCGATTTATCGTTCATTCTATCAGAAGAATTAATCGACGACGCTTTACCGGAAGCTTTTTCCATACGAGCTTCCATCTGATCTCTTAGAAGATCTTCTCTCAGCAATTTAGCTTTGAAATAACGATTTAGACGGTCATCGACGCGATTGATAGCATTCACAATATTGGTGTCATCAAATGACGGACCATCATTAGTCAGATTAAATCTTTTCGGTTCTGATTTACTGCTAGGTTCAAAATTAGCGACTTCATATCCACGAATCAGTGCTTTGAATTTGGCCGGGAATTCCGGTGCATTGCTTGGTTCTTTGGGAAGCGGTGTATCCTTTTCCGGTTCTTTCGAATTCGGTGATGGTGTTGGGATAATTGATGGGCCAAGATTCGATGGTTTATTGGGCATAAACCCACCACCAGAGTTCCTGCTGCTACCAAAAGAATATTCTAAATTCTTACCCAAACGCTCGATTCTGCTAATTCGTTCTATATTTTCGTCTTTCTTTTTGTTATCTTCACCCAAGAATAAATCGAGGGTCTTCATGAGAATCGGTGTACCACCAGACAGAACATCGACTGTGCCACGCAAAAAGCCCTTGCTACTCTTGCCAAATTTACGATTTATTGTTGCAAAAATACCATTTTGTTTCTTGAGTTGGTTTTCGAGAGCACCAATGACTGTATCGTATCTCGCAAAAATAACTTTCTTTGCATCTTCGTCTTCTATATTATCGGAAATGACCTTGCGAGCTAATTTAATGGTGTCAAGTTGTTTTCTGACTTCTTCTACAGAATTCGATTTGACTTCTTTGACTTGATCAAGCAAATCGCTGATTAAATTGTATTCGTCGTTTCTTAAGGAACTGTTGACCTTTAAGAAATCTTCTATCTCAGTCTGTAAATCGTATATCGGAAGATAATCACCCTCTAACTCTTTGCGAATTTCTTTTCTGATGGAAGCGACATTGAAATTAGCTATCTTACGAAGAGGCTTATTGATTTTCTTTTTGGGTCTTATTATTTTCGGCATTTTGATGATTTGCTTCGTACTCCCCTAATTTCTTTCCACTCACAAAGGTGGTTAAAGCCGTTCCACTCCAACCGAATACTTCTTTACCATGTATAGCGATTTTTTCAGTGCTACTACACATCATCACAATACCAACCATAGTGAAGAAGAAAAACATAGCCATAACTGCACCACTTAGACTTAAAGCATCAAAGAATTCGTAAAATATTCCCTTTTTCACTTTTTCGCTTGCCTCTTCTGTTCTTCTTGTACATGACCATTGATCATTTCTACGATACTATCACGCACCCATGGCATAAGATGATTTATATCGTCAAATGAATATTTATGTACAAAGGTCAATGCCCAAATCGTCGTTAGATAATGACCTAAACTTGAGTATCCAACGAGGAGGCGAAAAAACTTGAAAGCCCTTCAATCTTAATATCCTGTTTATTTCCACATTTTGGACATTTGATTTCTACGACAGGAGCGATTTCCGGGATGGTCTCAAAGAAATGTTTGATCTGGTTAAATTGCTTGATGGTGAGTTTCTTGAGAAGCTCCAGAATTTCTTCTTTGGGGACATCTTCATATACCGTCTCTGAGTCAAAAACGTTTTCCACACATTCGGCAATCAATTCAAAAGTAGCTTCTGTCTCAGTTTTTGGTGTTTTATTCATTCTCTTGAGAATGTCGAGTGAGGGATACTTCATTAGAATTCCAACATCCGGTGTTAACCTGATGGTTGGGTCGTGTGAAGGGTCCTTGGTTACTTCGACAGTATCAAGATCGAGGAAATGTTTAACTTCGGTCTTGCACATTTCACCATTCTCTGAAGGAGCTTGGCACTGGTAATTTAATTCCACCATATTACCCACGCCTTTGGAACGGCATTTGATGAAGAAATACTGTAAATCGTAGAGAGGCAATGAAGTTACGTTAATATTTGTCGGAGAGACAATGCAGTTGGTAGCTATTTGACGCAGAGCATGAAGAATTTCTTCATCATTGTCACTGGTTGATGCCCCTTCAAGAGCCATCATCAAGATTTGCTCTTCTTCCACCATATAAGGTCGATAGATGATTTCTTGATTATTAGATGGAAGACTTAATTTAAAAGTCGGAACATTGATTTTCTCATAGGTTAATTGCTTGATCGATGCCATGGTTATTAAGGATATTTAAAAGAGTCTCTCTAAATATTTTGGTGCCGAATCCCAATTCTCCGAAATTCCCTGCCCTCCTGCCTACTGATTTAGACCTTGGTGTAGCTTCCAATAAAGCATTGACCACATTGAATGTGTCGATCAATTCAAATGTTACTTCTTTCGCTGCACTTGATGCATCTGGTTTCTCTGTACCCTGTTTTATCCAAATTGACAATGAAATCATTCTGGCGGGTAATAAATCTGGCAACACCTTCACTTCGTGTGTAAGAGGCTATTCTAACACAACAGCCACTTCGCATACTTCCGGAGCTTTCATCAAAGGTTTCATCGTCGCACATTTACATAATCAGCTTGCTGCTGAAGTGAAAGCCATCTGTTCTGCTTTGGGTACCAATCTTGATAACGTCGTTGAAGTCACGGATAATGCTGGTGGGGAAATTTCGGGCAATTTTGCTAATTTAAGTCTAGTACCCAATGGTATCGTGGCTGGAACCTATGGAGCAGAAGACAAAACACCAAATATTACTGTGGATAATGCTGGAAGAGTAGAAGCCATTCAGTTACTCGATGCGGCTGGATCTGGTATACGAGTGATGCCTATTTTCTACAAAGCAGCTATCGCACAGGGTACCAATGCTGTATTAGGATTTAGTTTCGGGCTGGCTAATGCTCCTGCTGCTACTTTAGTTACAGGTGCTAACCAAACATGGGCTGTGGCGACTTTTACCCAAGCTCAAAATTACTCGGTTCAGGACCACTTCAGCATACCAGCTGATTGGACGGGTGATATCGATGTTGAAATCATCTGGAGAACATCTGTGACAGCTGGATCGGCGACATGGCAATTACAGTTTGCAGGATTCAGGCCGAATGAGGCTACTGATAAATCATGGGGTCCAATGAATTCTATCACCACAGCAGCAGTATCTCCTGCTCTCAATTTAATTAGTAGCACTTCTACCACTCTGAATTTAAGCGGAATACAAGCTGGTGATGAGGTTTATTTTAAATTTGCGAGATCCGCTTCCGATTCAATCGCGGCAGATGTGGAATTAATCGGGTTGCGATTCTTTGTCAAGCGTTTCTGGAATAATGGTGTCACACTCACGTAATTGATTGCCGCCAGCATCGATTCATGTTATAATGGATTTGATGACATTTTACAAAATTAGTGCTGAGAGACCATCAAATGGTGGAATATATCAGAGGATTCAAGCTCGTTCCAGAATCCATGCCGTCGAAGCTTTCCTAAAATTGAATCCTGATGCGATTATTTGGAGCGTGGTATAATGACTACTGATTGGTCAATCCAGACTTGTGGTAAAATTATCAAGGTGATAGACCCAGATCGCGAATCGATCATCAAGGCTGTGCTGGATGAGAAATCTTCTGATGGAGTCTCTTCCGTACAATACACAGCCAGAATCGGCTATATGGGCAAAGACTACAATCCCGAGAAAAATAGAATTGCACTGAATGTTCTGCGAGAATATATGGAAAGACATAAGGCTTTGCGAGAATATATGAAGAGCCTTCTGGCCAAAATGTAATGAGTAAGACACTTATCGTACCGGACATTCACGAACGTTTCGAGACCATGAAGTTCATTTATGAAACATATGGTCGTCAAGCAGATCGTATTATTTGGTTATCTGATTTCATGGATAGTTTTAGTGGTTTGACTGATAATACCCACAAAACCATCGAATTCCTTGATCAAATAATTTTGAGAGATGAGAAGTCCGAGTTATGTCTAGGTAATCATGAACTCCACTATCTATTCGATAATCCCAAGCTCAGATGCAGTGGTTATGACATTAAGAAGAAGAAATTAGTCAAGGCAAATATTCCTTGGTATAAATGGGAACCTAAGACTCATGTTGGTATCTTGGATCAGGGATGGCTTATTTCACACGCTGGTTTCACCGAGCAATGGCTCTCTCCATATTTCGAACTTGGGGATTGGTTGGAGAAAATAAGAACTACCACTTTTCTCCAATTAGAGGCTGGTTTACATCCAGAAATCTGTGAATACGGACACACACTTGGTGGTCCTGTGCATGTAGTTGGTGGTCCCTTTACCTTGAATTGGGATCATGATTTTAGGCCCATTTCGAACATTAATCAAATTGTCGGACACACTTGCCATAACGAACCCAGAATGAAATGTCAATCGGATTCACTAAATTGGTGTATCGACGTAAATCAAACAGATGTGGTAGGATGGATAGAGAATGGAGAATTCAGAATTGAACCAGTTTATAAATGATTTTGACATCAAGTTGCTGGCAGCACCAACACCATCGGATGCGGCCAAGATTAAATTCGAGAAAGGTCGCGCCGAGCATGGCGAGATCTTCTTGAAAGATCCCAAAGTTGAGATTTATCAGGAACTGTTAGATGCCATGAATTATTGCGATGTTGCTATCAGCCGTGGCGACAATACAATGAAAAACTTTAAAGATATATTGGAAGCACTGGCTTTGGATATCAGGGCCGATCTTTATCAAAGTGGTTTTGAAGATCATCAAGGCAAATGTTATCCTTGGGACGACATTGTTAACGCCAAATGGTAGGAGATTGAATTTATGGGGATGTATGACACAATTTATGTTGATGTGCTAGGAGATCATGATTATCAGACAAAGAATCTTGATTGCAACCTAGACTATTACAAGATTGATCGCAGAGATAATAAACTCTACTTCAAGCCGGGTGTGATGGGGATGCTAAGATCTCCTGACTGGGCTTCAGTAATCGAGCCAGTTCCAGAAGGTGTTTTGTGGTTTCATGGTTTCAGAGAAGGTAGATTTGAAGAATATCGTGCTTACTTCGATAATTCAAACGAATGTTACTTAATCGAAATTCTGATAGAAGCCGATAATACTTGGAAAAAGGTTTGGGGTAAAATTAGGCCATGTTATCACCCAAAGGGGACTTAAAAATTCAAGCTAACTACAGCCAAAAGAGCTTGCACATATTCTCCAGATCACAACATCATATCGTTCCCGGTATTTGGTATGATCAGTTTGATGCAGATGGTGGCTATTTTTTTATCGATCCGGAGAACATGTCATCCATGGTTGAATGTTTCGAATCTATTGGGATTAAAGTAAGACAAGTCCCAATCAACACACCCAATCAACACACCCAATAAATCAGAGGTTTAATATGATAATTTTATTTGATGTTTCTTTAGTTCTAGCAACCATTTTGATGATGGCGCTATTTCATCCAAAATTCCGCAATATCCTCTTCGAATATGAGGATATTGTAACTGCTTGTGGGGCTTTTGTAGCTGTAGCAATGGTCGTGAGTGGTATAGATTCATTTGTTATCAGCCGATAATACCTCTCTCGTGTTATAATAAATATTGAAGACGTTCTCCAAAGGGAGGACACTTTGTAACAGAATAACTGATGGAAGTTTCATCAGAAACGCTGGTCCGGAGTGGCTAGTACCAATGGCGAACGGGCGCTTATGAGTCCGTTCCCTAAAATTTAAGGAAGGTTCTCATATGAGATTATTAATAGTTTTTTTGTTCGTTTCATGTCTGTTTTCCGAAGTATCACCAGCGGGTAAGGTCAGGTCCAAATTCGAGACCCTCAAATGCCCTATCACGCAAAAGGCAGAATTCTTCGTCGAGATGTCAGACAAATATGATTTAGATTACCGTTTGTTACCTGCTATTGCGATTATAGAATCATCCTGTGGGAAGAACTATATTAAAAGCACCAACAATTTTCTTGGATGGGGCAGTGGCAAAATCAAATTCAGAAGTCAAGAAGAATGTATCGAGACCGTAGCTAAGTATATCTCTGAGCGTTATCCCAAAGGTACTACGGCTATTTTGAAGAAATTCAATCCCAGACCGGAATATACCACCAAGGTTGACAAGGTGATGAAATCTTTCTAAACAAATGCATCTTATCCAAGAATTCATTATGTGATTTATTTCTGATATGGTAAAATGTTATTATGCAATTGTCTCACACCTGCCGCGAAACACCAGACTGGAAATACAATAACAGAGCTTCACATGCCTCTACTGCCAGATCTTTATATGATAACTGGCATGATCCTAAGGTACTGTCAATAAAGGGAAATTTCCTGCCTAAGACATTCTTCGGTAAACTCGATTTGATTTATAAGTTGATTGTCTGTGGAGTCTTTCATTCACACAACGATTTAGAACTGCATACCGCCATGTACAGATGTTCTAAATGTGACATCCGTTATCAAGCCTTTTGGTCGGAGTCGAAGAAATCTCTGACTGGTCATGAGATCCCCGTTGGCAGCATGTTCCAGAGGATCAAAAAGATCTGGAATGCTTAAGATTCCAACAATCGCACGTCAAGAACCATTGAAATGTGAACTATGTGGTCAAGTCAAAGAACTTCGTCCATATGGTCCACGAGGTGAGAATGTGTGTTTCGATTGTGGGATGAAGAATGAAAAAGCCGCCACAAGACAAATGAAGAGGGTTTTGTATGGAGAAACTGAAAACTAAAACTGTCTTCTGTGGATGCGGTAAAGAATGTCGTCTCACTAAAGGCCAAGAAATATATGGTGGGACTGATCGACAGGTATCAAGTTATATAAGCCAGTGTAATTATTGGCTCTGTGACTCATGTGGTGCGTATGTGGGTTGTCATGGAGATTCAGGTATTCCTCTCGGAACACCAGCTGATTTAGAAACCAGATATGCTCGTAAACAAGCATATGAATATTTCGACTGGATCTGGAAGATACGGGGAAAATACAATCGTAGTCAGCTTTATCGATGGTTGGCCGACAAGATGGAATTGACTTCCGAACAATGTCATATCGGGTTATTCAGTGCCACCCAATGTCGCATAGCAATAGAATTAGTCAAAGAGCATAGGAAAGAACTTTGTGAATACACTGTTGGTGAGGAAGTATGACAGACCTTCTTATTGGTTGGGGTACTGTCGATGAGAGTATTGCTGAATACGCTTATGCCATCTATCGCCATCGCCAAGAACATGGTATCGATGGCGATCATCTCTCAGACTGGCACGACGGGAAGATCGCATACGAAGAAGCATGTGAATCGAGTCGTTTGGAATTAATCAAATTCATTGAGGCGGATGTTTGTCAATATGATCGACAATTCTTGAATGAAATTTTAAGAATGAGACGTGAAAGGGAAAAAGTATGAATATCACAGAATTAGCAAAGAAGATTGCTGAGAAGATTCTTGCAGATGTTACTGATCGAAGAGGGTGGAAACAGGAATATTATCAAATGGATGATGATATTAAAAAAGAAATTGAAGAGACATGGATCAAAGAAATCAAAAAGATCCTCAATGAAGAAGAAAGAAAACAAATCACATAATCAGATATACAGAAAAGGGGGACTCTTGCGAGTCCCCCTTGATTCAGCTTACGACTCCGTCTACGATTAAAGCAGGTTCGTGACTTTGGTAAGTCTGTAGAACGGATTGCTTGTCGGTGTGATGTCGCCAGTTGAGTTCGTGTAGAACGGATTGCTGACGAGACCATAACGAGTCTTGAATGCGATACGCGGAACGAAATTGTCCTGACCAGTTGCTCTCATCATCTGGAGCGGGACATAAGGACAATAAAAGAATCCGGCATCGAACGGGTGAGCGCCCTTGTAACCGACCATCAGGAGTTCGTTACCAGCTGAATCCGAGAAGTAGGGGTCGATATAAACGCGGAACTGGTTGTTGAGCACACCAGCAAAGGTATTGCCAGTATCATCAACAGTCAGGTTGGTTGAGAGAGCAGGAGCGTAAGAAAGCATGCCTGAGGTAGCGAGGGCAGATGCAACGTCTGACGAGCAGATGATGATGTTACCCTTACCGCGACGGGTCTTACGAGCGATCTCGTTAGCTTCACGATCAGCAAAGAACAAGAGACCCTTGAAGGTTTCTTCCATGTGACGACCGTTTGAGTCTACTGCCAAATTGAAGGTACCTGCAACAGCAGTATTCTTCTGTGCACCAGTCTGAGCAATGTAGTACAGAGTACGGACTGTTTCACGGTTGATTTCGGCCAAGATCTCTGAGCTTAACATTGTTGCCAATTCAGCTTCTGCATCCAGATTATGAATGCTCTTGAGATCCTGAGCGAGTTCGTGAGAGAATTCAGCTTTCAGGAAGCGAGTTCTAGCATTAACATTGACCTTGTCAATGGTGAGTGCCATTTCGCTAGGGGTAGCAAGTGCTTCAACCGCAGAGGTAGTGAAACCGTTACCAGTTGCAAAACCACCATCAAAGGGGCTTGAAGCAGCATGAGAACCAGTACCTGAGAAGTCGGTGTCAGCTTCGTTAAAGAGAGCTTCAGCACCAGCTTGGCTAGTATACTTGGAACGCATTGCAAAGATGATACCGTTGGGACCAGTCATTGCCTGAACGCCGCAAATATCGTATGCCATCAAGTTGGGCATTGAACGACGCAGCAATCCAATGAGGACCGGATCAAAAGTAGCAACTGCTCCGCCACCCTGATTGTTCGCAGGTGCAGCTTCTGTGAGGAATGAGGAAGTGCCAATATTACCCAACATCTTTTCAGTGTTTTCGAATACCAGTGCTGTCGCAACACGCCGATTATGATCTTCAATCTTCCGGTACTTCGGGTGATCAAGAACTTGAGACCACTTTTCCAGAAGAACGTTAAAATTTTGACTTTCCATTAAAGTTCTATCTCCTAATTAAATATTTATTAAATTGGCAATTTGTCTAATGCCAATGCGTATTGTGACACGCGATCAACGGGCTTCTTAACTGTTTCTGTTGCTGGCTTATCATTGATAGCAGCTTCAGTCAGAGGCACTGATGTCGCAGAAGTGGACTTGCGAGTAAAATAACTTTCTTTCAATTGTTTAGCTTTTTCGCCAAATTCCTTGCGATTTGTGTATTCCACATTCTCAAGCAAATCTCGCAGCTTAGCAACTTGGGTTGATGTCAAGCCTTCACGAAGTGACTGTACAACGGCTTCGCGCTTGCTGAGATTAACCTGTTCATTCAACTCTCCGTTAAGTTTGATTTCGTTGTTCAAACGAGTTTCAAGTTTGGTAACCTGCTCTTCGAGTGTCTGTACTAAATCAACCTTATTGGCCGGAACATCAATGTAATGCTCTTCGAAAAGATTCTTCAGACGGGACATGAATGACTCTGACAATTCGGTACGGATACCTCGTTCGAGTTCAATCGTATGTTCCTTCTTCCAATTCTCAACAATTACATCAACATATTTGCCGACTTTGTTTTCGAGAATAGATTCATTTTCTTTGGCTTCTGCAATGTGACGATTGCGGTTAGCAATCGCACGCTCGAACAGTCGCTTTGCATACTGACGCCGAATAGCGGTCGTATGTTCCTTGACTGACTTGCGAACAGCAGCTTCGAAAATTACACGTGCTTTTTCTTTGAAAGACTCATTCAGATCATCTTCCCCATCGAGCAATGCATCCATATGCTCCTTGACATCGATAGGCATTTCAGGATCTTCAAGTTCAGTATTTTCGTCTTCCTCATCGAGGTCCACTTCTACCGAATCTTCGTCTTCTTCTTCTAGTTCTTTCTTTTTGATATCGAAATCTTCGTCTTCCGTATCAGTTGCCATTGGTGCGGTTGGTTCTTCTAAGCTAGTGCTGGCCTTGCTCTTAACCCCAGTAATGGGATTGGTAGCTTGAGGAGCCGTTGCTGAAGGAACGCCAATTTTCGGATCAAGGCCACTCGGAGCGGAAGGCACTTCAACAGGCCCACCAATATCCAAGTTTTCTTTCAGTTTCTTTTTATTCATATCACTCTCCGTAGTGGATTGCGCAAATATTTATGCAAATATTCACAAAGCATATAGGTATTTAATAGTTACTTTACGAGATGATTATTAAAATGATATAATAGTTCTATGAATGCAACAGATCTCAAAGCAGGAATGATTTTAGCTAAGAAAATTACTCAGTCTCCACAAGATGAAGATGCTCGTTTGATCATTCTTGACGTCCGAAAGAATGATCAAAACGATCTAACAGAAATTTTGGTCTGGGAACTTGGTATAAATGTTCTGGGTGGGTGGATACCCGCCGATTCGATTTTGTTTTTCTGGGAAGTCATAGCCGTACCAAGCACCCCACAGCCAACTCTTATTAGTAATATTCATGACTTGGAGGGATATCTATAATGATACTCTGGTACAACATTGAAGAATTACCTGCCGATGGTAAGATCTATGATGGTGCAGATTGTGGTGCTGAACTGGTACGCCATATCCCGGCCACCGTCATGCATGTTGAACAATTACTTGCTTTGAAACCGGACGGGCTTCGTCGACGGATGCGTATACGGAATGGTAAATGGGGGAGTGCCGATCTCATTGGTGGGACGATTGGGGATACGAAATGATTTATCGGGTCTATTGTGATCATCGATATGTGGGTAGTGGCAGAACTTATGATGAGGCTGTCTTAATCTCTCTTAATTACGATGTCTACGAAATAATCGTGATTGAGACCACCACCAAAGATGCTCCTCTAGAATTGTCTCGAAGGAAACATACTGTTAGGTCAACACCAAAGACAAATGCAGAAGCTTTTAGAGTCGGTTTGTAAACATTACTTGATCCGAAAGTTCAAACGTGGTAAAATTGTCTTATGATCACCTTTGAAGAAGCACAAGAAATGATGGTTATTACAGACCGTTTAAATGGCTTGATGTCATCCGAAGATTATGGCTACTATCTCGAAGCCAAGGGGGAAATCGAAGCCGAACGAGCCGTCGAGCGCTATTACGAGGATCGTGGTTGGCAAGAAGCTCTAATGGAGAGCTATGTTGAATCAGGATTCATTGCAAGGTTCTGATATGCCAAACTATATGAAAGCGGGGTTCTGATATGCCAAACTATATGAAAGCGGGGTTCTGATATGCCAAACTATATGGAAGAAGCATTTGCTCCAGCCACAGCACAATATGCTTACGAAGTACAAAAAGACACTTGGGGCCATCTGGCTTTAAAACGCAATCGCAAATACCATGGTCATATGATTTTCTCTCATGTCGGTTATGGTGGTCATCTTGCGATTATTTACTCCGAATGGAATGGTCTGGAGGATTCACCATGGTTGTATAATGCCATGGAAGAATTCGCCTTTGGCCTCTCGGGTAGTACTGATGATGTAGTTCAGGGTGCTGTGTATCGTTTTGATGGTATGGTGAGGAACTATAAATTCGTTGGTACTCGCTCTGTACTTTACATGCCGAAGGGGATCGCTTAAATGGTTGGATCAATCGAAGAAAGAGGAACGAACTTGGGACAGAATGACAAAGTCAGAATGATGCCAGTATTAACCAGCGGATATCAGAAATTGGGTTTCGTGGCTAAACTGGTTGACCAAAACGATAGTGATATCGCCTTCTTCAAGGACTACAATATCGCCAACACCTTTATGGAATCGTATAACAAAAGGATTGATAATGACTCACGATGAAATGCTGAGTCAGAGGCAATTCAATTTTTATTGTCGTTTTGGTTTGAATCTAATATACCTGACTGTTGGTGTCGAATTGGATATAACCAAAATGAACGGTAAAAATGTTGCTGTTCGAGTTACTCCCCGATGGACAACAACGAGATGGATGTCATCAGGATGGATGGGTAAAATTATGTTGGGTTTTCAGTTCGAGGTGCTACTGTCACAATGACTTCAACATTCGGTTTACAAGTAAATCTTGGTTATGTCGCCTTCGAAGTCGATATCTATTATTCTTCATTCTTCGCAGAGAAACTCCATCGCCGCAACAAATTTCAATTAATCCGAACTGAGACCGGGATTTGTTGTGGCAACAAAAACAATACACGTATCAATTTGCAAATGATAAAGCGGCCAAGGTGGATCTTTGGTGTAAGTTGCTTTACTTTAAGCCAGAACGATTAGCTCAGTAAGTCGGTGAATCTCTTCAATTGATAGGCTGAAGCTGGCCGGGATATAGAATCCAAGAAATTACCGAATTCCTTGATCGCTACTTCTTCCTTGAATTTCTTCTCGAAAGATTTCTTAACACTTTCACATTTTTGTTCAGTGAGAATTCCAGAATTCCAGACCCATTCTTTATTCTCGACAATACCACGAACGAATGCGTCCGGTGCTGATGGATCACCAACAATATCAGCTGCAGTGGTCAAATGGAAATCGTCTCCGACTACCGAGACACCGTTTTTCTCAGTGAGAGAACCCAAAGCACGACTCGATACACCCAATTTAACTTCTTCATCAATTAATACTTGAGCGATCTTGCCATAAGGCGTATCCATGACTTTAGCCTTGCCGATGAAGTCATTGCCTTCTTTGATCAGAGACTTGATGATGTGTGAAGATCTCTCAAAATTGATAGTGGCATTTTCTGGGTGTCCCAATTCACCGAGTGCTCTGTTTGTAACAATCATCTCCCTGTTATAACGGTTTACTTCAGCTTCCATTATCGCAAGAGGATAGACTCTACCATTCCGATTCGTCTTGTTGGATTGTAGAAATACGCCCTCAATGTAATATGACTTTTTGCCATTTTTCATCGTGGGTGTTACAAGAGCTTGATTATACTCGGTGATGAGTTTCATATGAATATTTAGTTGGAAGTTAGATTATACCCAATGACAAAGCTGCTTTTGCTTTTTCGATATGTGCCGCCACATCGTTATGAGCAATATACTGCATAGGGAATCCGTCATAGCAGTGGATACAATCTTTGGTCTGACCCAACAGTAATTGGTGTTTCTTGTTTTTCTTGAAAGTGAAGGATTTGGAATCAGGGCATTTTTCCAAATCCTCATCTTCCATCCAAGATTCATTCAATTTCCCATTTAAATGAATATGAAGAGAATTAGCATCGACTCCTGCGACATTACTCTCAGGCATAGACCACATATTGTTTTCAGGAAACAAACCATCACCATTGGCAGCGACAAGCAATCTTTCTGGTCCTTTCTGGAATTCCAGAATGGGTTGATTTGCGGTTGCTGGAATGACTAGCTTGAAACCATTTGTTTCAGCCTCAGATGCCACAGCAGCGAAAGAGCCTACTGGATATACGATATCCTCAGCTTCTTTCAGGAGTGATTTAATTCTTCTTATATTCATTCTTCTTATATTTATTGGCGTCTGTTCTTGTCAAGGTGGCAGAACCAGATACATCCTTCGATTCAGAATCTTCCGTCGATACTTCGGCAGTGACTTCAGGGACAGCTTCAACAGTCACCGAACTTTCAATTTTAGCTTCTGGTTTTACTTTTTCAACATAGTCAAAACCAGCGAGTCCGTATCTTTTCATGGGTTATGAATTTTCCTTTTTATTGTCCTTGAACATACCACGAGCGATCTCTTTGGCTGTTTCTCGAACAGAATCTCTTGATTTTTGATTAAGTTGTTGTTTCAATTCTTCTTCGAATTTAACAAAATTGTCGTTTTTGATGTTTTGAATCAGGCTCATACTTTTATTTATCCGTTGGGTCCAGCGCCAAAAGTAGTGGGTAATGGAATCTCATTATTTGGAGATTCGTCGTCCGATGTCTCTACACCATCAGCACCACCGGGGTCCATGCCGTCGACTCCCCCACCACTTTCTAGTTTGATTTTATCTTGTTCTTCCTTGATTTGATCTTCAGTAAAGTACATCACATTCTTTGAAACGTATTCTTGACTGTATAATTTCCCCGCAAATTCCATAGCATCACGTGCTAATGTGATACGCTCACGCATAATCTCCATGTCATTCAATTGGCTAAAGTATGTGTCTTGTGCCCATCTAAAGCGGATCTTTTGTTTAACGTCTTTCCATTCATCAACAGTTATCACACCCTTCATTATCAGTTGTACCCTAAGCACTTGAAGAAGGATATCGACGAATTTATTTCTTAGGCTGCTAACGAATTTACCGAATTTGTATTCTTCTCTCGAAATTTCAGAAGCTCTACCGATACCACCAAAGGGATTATCAGCTTTTAGACGAGACAATGGAACGTTGAGAGAATTGTATAGTTTCTGGGAGAACCAAGAAAGCTGTTCGATCATGTCGCTGAAAGAATTACCACCCTGAAGCTGCTGCACTTCGGTGCTTTTTCCATCACGACGAGCGAACCAGAAATCCTCCATCATTGAAAGGTGACGTTTCTCATCTTTCACCTCACCAGTAACCGGATCGTAAGCGATGTTGTTACGATACTTTGCAGCTTGTTCCTCAATATGCTTGGTAGCCTGACCACGCGGCAAATTACCAACATCGATATAGAAAATGCGCCGTTCCGGTGCACGAGAAATTTTATAAATTACGGTTGCATCCTCCATCATGTTCAACATGTTTAGAGGCTTAATTGCCTTATGCAAATATGAGCAAATTAGACCAGATTTAGCATCAGTACGACCAGAATGAATGTAAGCAATCGAATCCGGTGCTAAAGCCACACCCTCGAATTTTGTGCCGGGTGTGGCCATGTTGTTTTGATCATAAGTGAAGTATTCTTGATATTTCTCGATATACTGAATGTTCGCATCATTGATTGCTACTGTTTCTTTGCGAACCTTCCTCATTTTTCTGGGGTCAATATATCTAAGTTCTTGGACGCCTTCTTCCGGTTTTGCCGGGTCGACGACGATATAGAAATAAAGCCTTGCATCAACATACCATTTACGGAACATATTTTGAGCTTCTCTATTGAATTCGAGAAGATCTAATACTCTAGTGAAGTTATCTTTAATTTCTTCTTTGACTTCATCCGGGAATTCCAGCAAATCCAGATTTAATGAAATCGGTTCTAACTCATCGAGAACAATAGCTTCATTTACGATTTCTTGGATAGCTGTATCAATTTCTGCTTGATCTGCCATGATCCGATAACGATTAATCAGATCTACTTCAGATGCTCCAGAGAAGTCCATATTAATATATGTTGACATTGAATCAACATAGGAGGTGGTGCCGTCTTCATTCGGGAGACCAACAATATTCCTGCTATTGTCAATCTTTTTGTCCTTTACGAAGGTAAATCCAAATAATTTAAGAGCCATAGTGGTGTGCAAAATTATTTACACACAGATCTGAGGAGCCATGATAGCTCCTCAGAGAGAATTCAGTAATGAATTATTTGTTATGTGACTGCGATTTCGACATCCAAACCACAAGCACGAAGACGGGAATAAACTGTCTGGCGATGTTGGGGTGAATTACCCTTCGTAGCATTTACTAGCTGTCTCAGACGATCAGTAGGGTCAGCAGTAATACCATAGTATACTTCATTACCGTTAGACACTTCAAAAATAGCGGTACGGATAGAATCCTTATCCTTCAACACACCACCACTGTTACAGCGCTCATTAAGTACTACTCGGTCGATTGTTTGGTTGATTAGGCGTGCTTGCTCTTCGCGAGCCTTGCCGGGAGAACCGCGCCACTTTACGACGCGAAAGGAGAATTGCTTGGTTTTTGCCATACACCAATTATAATACCATTGAATCATTGCGTCTATCCAATAAATCTTGTTATACTGTGTACAGATATGGACAGACTCCCATCGCTTTGTGTACCTTTTACTATCCACAACAAATACGAAGATGCTGAAACTAATAGAATGTACAATCTTAGCCGATTTTTAGAACCTTTCTTTGGTCATCCTTTTAGACAATCCTCAAGCATCGAAGATACTGACCAAGCCACCGATCTCGTTCTCCTCAATGACGATAGAACTAGGCTAGCTGTACGGTTCTTGAGGCTGAAGGGTAATTTGACCACCGATAATTTCACACGTTGTACTATCAGACATGAAGCTAAAGTGGGCTATACGGAACTGGAAAAATTGGAGAACAACATGAATCCCAATTTTCTATATTGTTCAGTCCAAGCTACATTTGGTAATCACATAGACAAAGTGCATGAAGTTGTGGTGATAGACATGAAGAATTTCAAAGAAGAAATCTCTCCATTAATCCGCAAACAGCCTTTCGTAACAATGTCAGATAAAGCTTGGGGTCGAAACCACTATAATTTCCGATGGATGGATATCACTCCCGAAAAAATCTTGTTTCATTGGGCAGAGAATCACGTTTATGTCAATAAATTGAACATGTATTCGTGGCGAAATCAATTGGCTAGTATGTTATCGAATTACACATTGTTTTCCAAATATAACAGAACGCTGTCTGATGTTACAATGACTAGATGGCCGAACAATCCGACCACACCGCAATGGAGATCTCTATTAACTCCCACGTTGATCAAAATCCCGCAATTCAGGATTGCTCCAGCATTAAGACCATTATCACAAAAGGAATACGATGGGCTGTCTGGTTCTCCAGAACTCAAGAAATTATATGAGGGATGCACATCAATAGAAAATTGGTATAAAATGGTCAAATTTGTTATAGAATATGGAGATTCCTCTGAAGACTTTAGACTCCATACAGGAATATGTTAGAATAAAAAGGAACAACTATGATAAACATGAAGAGCCTCAAATCTCTAATTTTTGAAGAAGAACCCGAAGTAAAGGAAACTGATGTTCCAAAACCAGCATCACCAAATTCTTTTCCACCAATCACCAAATTGAACATTTCTCCTCCTACCGTCGCGCCAGTCTTGCAAATGAAGAGCAATATCGGGGAAGAAATCAATGAAGTTATGGCGAAAATCAATGATTCTATTAGAGGAAATCATCTGGTCCCCGGCCATCACAAAGTTCTCGAATTGTTCCAAGCTAGTTTAGCTAATCTTCAAAAGTACATTCCGAGTGAGGATGTTAGAGTGGCGGCGGCGATCGATCAAATCAAAGCTGCTGGCTTTACCAAAGAAGATTTGTTGGCAGCTTATGGGCAGCTTACGATTAATTTGGAGTCCGAATACAAAATTTTCCAGACTATGTTGAGTCAAAAGACTTCCGTGGATGTTGATCAGCGTCAATCAGAAATCGACCAGATCAATCAGAAAATTATTGAAGCCAGAGTCAATATTGATAATTGGGAAAAGGAACAAAGGGATCTTTCGGCGAGTATCACCGACAGCAAGATTCAACTTTCGCAGAGAGAATCCAATTTCCAGTTAGCTAGTGGTAGAATCCAAAATGAAATCGAATCAATGAAAGGCTTGATTACCAATGCAAAATAGTAAGAAGTTTCTAGACAAACCAGAGAATGTAGCATCATTAGTTATTAATGTAGCTATTGGTGGTTTGATAATTTATTTTTGGGGACAAATTGTTCCTTTTCTGTTAAAGGCTGTGACTGACACTTTGTATTTGACTTTAGTTTCAATTGCTGTCGTTGCTATTTTCTATATCATCGCTGACAATAAGTTCAGGAACATGGTTTTTTACATTTACAGGTCGATCATGAGGTTTATCGCTGGTCAATTTGTTAATATGGACCCTATCGGTATCATTAGGACATATATCGAAAAAGCCAAGAAGAATAGCGAACTCCTACAAGAGGCAATCAATGACACACTAGGCGCTAAACAGGCTTTGAAAAGTTCTATAGCTGATGGAAAGAAAGTTATAGATGAAGCCGCCGCCAATATCAATGTATTGAAAAAGCGGGAACCTAATGAAGAAACCATGAGGTTGATGACTATTCAGGCCAATCAAATCAATAGGTACACTGAAATGGTGGAGCAACAAGAAGGTGACCTTGTTAAATTGGAAACCATGGGTAAAATTCTGAAAAGATACAAGTCGATTTGTGACAGTGTTATCTTGGATAAAGAGAATGATTTGGGTCTGCGTATCAAAAAACGCAAGAATTCACGAACATTCGCTAACGGTGTGAAGACAGCTTATGGTATTTTGAAAGGGAATGTTGATGATAATGAGATGTATGAACTTTCAAAAGAATCATTGGATGCTGACTATGCCAAGCAAATGGGGGATGTAGAAGGTCTCATTGAGTCCACAAAGGATATCGTGATGACAGCGGATCTTAAGGATGCAGTCGCGATCGAGAAAGCCTTCAAGAAATTCGATGTTTGGCAAAACACAGCCAATGTTGAATTTGGTGATACCAGCAAAAAAGCTATTTTGATAGAAGCCGCGAGTAATGGCAGTGTTGTTCCAGTGCAAAAGCAAGCAGAAAAATACTTCTAAACCGATTATTTCAAAACAAAATGTCATCTGTCACGATGACGGATTAAACAGGAGAGAATACATTATGGGAATGAAACCCCTACCTAAGATTTTGATTTCTATGATTGGCGTTGGGACAGTCTTTTTTGGTATCAAAGAAGCTGCCTACAGAGGATACATCCCGAGACCAGATGCCCTCAAATCAGTCATTCCTATCAAGGCCGATTTGATTGAAGCTCAGGTATTGGAGACGGATAAGAATGTAAAGATTACTTCTTTGCCATCCAGATCACCTGTCACCAATAGCATTCCCGAAATGCGGATTGCAGTCTGGGCATGGAACGCTCAGATGGGATTGATGTACGCTAATGGTGGTGAACTCACCACACAGAATAGCCTGATGGATAAGCAAAAAGTAAAATTGCGGATCGTCAGACAAGATGATCCCTCCAAAATGCAAGATATGTTGATGGCTACAGCACAGAGTCTATCCGAAAATCGTTCGATGCCTTCCGATAGTGCTCAATTCGTGGCTATTATGGGTGATGGAGCAGCACCATTCTTGGCAAGTTTGAATGGCCGTCTCAGTCGTCTTGGTTCAGAATACGAAGCTGAAGTGATCGATATTATCGGTTATTCTCGTAATGAAGACAAATTCATGGGTCCCGTTGAATGGAAGAATGACCCACAAAAAGCACGAGGTGGAGTAGGAGTAGCTGTATTGCGTGACGGTGATTGGAATTTGGCGATGCGTTGGTTGGAACAAAATGGCATTCCAAATAACCCAGATGAGAAGACATACGATCCAGAGGCTTTCAATTGGATCTCGGTTAATTCTTACATCGAGGCATCAGAAAAATACATCTCTAATTATTGTGAAGAAAGACCTATCAAGGGTAAGCCGTCTGAAAAGAAAAAGGTTTGTGCTCAAGCTCCTGCTACTTGGACGCCGGGTGATGTGATGATAGCTGAGAAAAAGGGTGGGATTGTAACCTTGATGTCAACCAAGAGTGCCATTTTCCAGATGCCATGCACAATTATCGGGATTAAGAAATATAACTCGAACAATGCTGACAGAATTGCTGGATTCATTGCAGCGGCCTCAGATGGTGCTGACCAGATCAGGAACTCACAGGAAGCTTTCAAACGAGCAGCAGAAGTCAGTACAGCAGTCTATAAAGAGCAAAATCCCGAGTATTGGATGAAGTACTTCCATGGTGTGACCAAGAAAGATCTGCAGGGACATGAGATCGAGCTAGGTGGATCATCAGTAGCTAATTTGGCTGACGCAGAACAAGCCTTTGGGATTCGAGGTGGAGTTAATATCTTCCAATCGACATACGAGACGTTTGGTAATATCGCCAAACAGCAGTATCCTAATATTCTACCAACCTTCCCACCAGCTTCTACCATTTTGAATACACGCTATGTCTTGATGGCTAAAAACAAGCTGAATGATACAGATGTAAAAGTGGAAAAGATCAATTATTCTTCTAGTGTGAGTGAGGTCGTTGCTCGAAGAAATTACTCTATTAATTATGGTGTTGGATCAGCCGTGATTTTGGCTAGTAGTTTTGAAACTTTAAAGCAAATCACCTCTGATATGGTCACTTCTAACAACACGATGATTATCCATGGTCATACCGATAATACCGGAACTCCAGATGGTAATATCGCCTTGAGTCAGAAAAGAGCAGACGCTGTAAAAGCTTTCATTATGACTAAAGGTGGTGACAGAGTACCATCGAGCCGCATCCTCACGGTTGCACATGGCCAAGAGGAACCGATTGAATCAAACACCACCGAAGTCGGAAGATCCAAGAATCGGCGAGTAGAAATCATTTTGGGTAATTAATCATGAAAGCAATCAAATTGAAATTAGACCAATTTGATGTATTGGGGAAAACCAGTTCTTTAGGGGGCTGGTTTTTTCTCCTATTATTCGCATTAGTCTACGAAATCGGTCGACCTCGACTTTTGCCATCTTTATCAGAAATTCCAAGCGGGTTTATGAGTATTCTTGGAAAAGGAATATTGGATGATTTGATAGTAAGCATGAATTGTTATTTGATGGCAGTTGGTTTAACCATCATCTTCAATTTTGCTATCTTGAGTCTAGTATCAATACCCAACCGTTTCGGTGTGATGATGTCTGGATTGAGTGATTTAATATCGATAGGACGATTCAACGGATTTGTAGGCTTACCACTCATTTTAACTCTTTTGATAGGGGATCTTTACTGGTCCAAGATCATCATGTTATCATGTGGTATGACCCTGTTTTTGTTGCCGTCCCTTATAGATGTAAAAGACACTATCAGGAGAGATCAATATGAGCATGCTAGGACATTACAATTCGGTGATTTGAAGATCTTGATTGAAGTGGTGTTATGGGGTAAGTTGACAGAGTATTTTGGTGCTGTTAGAACCAATATCGCGATGGGATGGATGATGTTGCCTATGGTAGAGGGAACCTTTCGAACAGAAGGTGGTATTGGTGTGGTGCTGCTGACAGAAGACAAGTACAAAAAACTGGATGACTTATATGCCACTATCTTGCTGGTCTTATTCACCGGATTTTTGATTGACAAATTTGCCGGGACTTTAGAGAAGATTATCTTCCCATGGAAACCCAAGAAATAAAGGAAAAATATGACATCAAATAATACAAAAACAAAGTATAAACGTGGTGATTTGGTAGTCTGGCATATCGCACAGATTCCGGGTCCTCAATTCCGGGTGAAGGTAGACGATCTTCGAAGTGCCAAATTGATTCTGGATACATTGGCTAATTATGACAGTTATCAATATCAGAACAAAATCAAAGGTGATTATGCCAGTGCTGGTGGTCTCTTAGTTTGGGATTCAGACTTAGAACCTGATGAGGATGGCGAAAGATTTACTGAATGGGCGGATGAACATGGTAACTCCATCGATAATGTAGAGAATTTGGATAGAGCCATTTGGGAAATGGACGTCAATCTAGGATTTTAAAAATGCATAAAAGATTAGAGAAACTGGTTGAAATCAAAGATGTCTGCTTGTCTTATGGTACAAAAAGGATTTTCGACTCAATTAATCTAGAAATCCATAATGGGCATAGGGATGGTCAAACCACTGGTCAGATAGTCAGTCTATTGGGGCCATCCGGTGTCGGCAAAACTCAACTATTAAGGATTGTTGCGGGTTTGCAGAAACCGAATAGCGGAGAGGTATTGATTGGTGGGAAATCGGTAGTAGATGCTGGCCGGGTCGGTGTAGTGCTTCAAAAATATCCTTTGTTTGAACATAGGACTATCAGAGGCAATCTTTCGGTAGTATCAGAGAAACCCAAACAGAATCATGGGGGTTCATTGCATTCTGTTGACAAATACTTGGAGATATTCGGATTATCAGAACATTCATCCAAGTACCCACACGAAATCAGTGGTGGTATGCAGCAGAGAGTAGCAATCTGTCAACAAATGTTAGCAATGGACTGCAATGAGAATTTCAAATTACTGTTGCTCGACGAACCTTTTGCAGCATTGGACCCTGTGAATATCAAAATCACGTGTCAATTGCTGCGTCAAACAGCTGATTTAGAAGATCATAATACTTTGATTGTAGTCACTCATGACATCCAAGCTGCGTTATTGGTTTCGGATGAAGTTTGGTATTTTGACAGAAACGATAATAATAAAATCAAAACTGTGGATATGGGTAATTATGGTGTGGCGTGGGATAGCAGAAAATACAAGCAGATTGAACAAATTGAACAGATGATTTTAGAAAGTTACGGTAATTAAACATGCCCTCCATTGTTTCCACGAACTTTGCTGCTGCCACTACCAGACTTATTGCAGCTGAAGCGATATCTGCCTTAATGGACAACCTTCTGATGGGTAATCTAATATACCGGAATTTTGATTCAGTACCCGCCAAGATTGGGGATACTGTGGATATGCCCATTTCAGTCTCGTCTAATACACCATTTGTATTAAAGGCTGTCGAAGCCACATTCCAAATTCCAGACCTCACACGAATCATCAACAATTCTGATCTTGTGAAATTATATATGGAACCTTCAATTGTGGCTATTGCCGAGAAAATCGAACTGGATTTATTGTCATCAACCGCATCGTTCCCAGTAATAGCAATCTCGACCATTCCGACACCCCATGAGATTATTGACGACATAGATAATATGTTTTACCCCAATAGGAAAGACAAATATCTTATCATGAGTCTCTCTGATTATTGTATTTTTAGTCAGGATAGTCGATTTAGTGCATATAGAGAAGCTTCCGAAATCGGCCTCAATCATATTAGGGGTGCTGTTGGTCGTCTAGGTGATTTTTATATTTTCAAATCACCACACATTCACAAAACCAGTCCCGCAAAACACGGATTCGCTTTCACCCAACATGCTCTCGGATTCATCACTCGCCGACTTGAACATCATCCAGAAAATACAAACAAAATTTCTGAATATGCTGAAGTGGGGAATCTTGGTATCCGTGTTACAATGGATTTCCAACCAGACACCTTGTCTCAACAGTTTACGATCGATATTCTTTATAGTACAGGTCCTTTACAAAATAAACACGGATTACGTATCAAAAAATTTGAGGATACTAATCAGTGAGTTTTTGGTCAAGTAAAGACGTTGAAGATCGAGCTACTGCAAAGGATGCTTTCACTGCATCACATGTTGCAGCTTCGCCTCATAGTCATCTATGGTTAGCAATAACCGATTTACAGAATAAGATCAAAGCCACGAAAAATGATAGGCTGATCGCACAATATCAGGAAGCCATTAAATTTCTGAAAGAAAAAATTTCACATGACCAATAAAGAAGCTTTTAGATCTAGAATGACAAAATACATGAGATGTCTTAGTACTGGCATTTCGACAGAATATTTTTGGCCTATTGAACTCGATTCATTGGAACCCCAACATGCAGCATTATTCTCATATCATTACTTAAAAGGCATGGATTGGAAATTGTGTTGCACGAAAATGGGATTAACTCAGCCAGAATTTATCAAATTGCTTGAAGAGACACAAGAAAAAATTGGTGCCATACTAAATAGGATTGACCATGAAATTCAAAGAATTCGTTAACGAAAAAGCATTGATTAAAGAAGATGCTGAAAAAGTTGTTACATCAGAATATCTCCGTTCTTACATAAAAGAACATGGACGAGAGCATCTGGAGATGTATGTGGCATCGGTGCAAGCACAGAATGCTAGCACCAAAGAACAGGATATGTATGATTATTTCCATGGTGGTGTCTTGGGATCTACTCAAATGAAAAATGACGAATTAATCAGTACAGCAGCCTTCTTCGCGGCTAATATGGAAATTGCGGATTTCTTAGAAATCGTTAATTCCTAGAGACAATTGACTATGAAATTCAAAGAATTCCTGACAGAATCATCCGGTGAAGGCTCTCAAAAGAGGGCTTATGATTCGAAAGTAAAGATAACTGTCGAGAAGAAAGCCGATGAGCTTTCTATTACAGTGACTGACAATCCACCACATCGTCACGCACCAAATGGTCTGACAGCGCCATCATTGAGTAAGGCGGAAGCCAAAAAATTAACTCAAAACGAAGAAGATTTGGCAGAATGGGTGACAGAACATCTTTTGTCATTCACACCAAGTTTAACAATCAGACAAGAAGATCAAATGTTTGAGGATCTTGTCGATATTGTAGAGAAATTCGCAAGAGAATAACACTTTGGTGTGTAGGAAAATCTGGTAATCCGCTTGCCTTGTGGTCAGGACATCATTGGAGTTCAAGTCTCCAATTCCCGATCAGTCTTAGTTTGGGTATCATAACTGAGATTGAAAAATGCCAAGTGTTGTGTGCGAACTGTCACCGTAGACGAACCGCAATTCAGATGGAATGGTATAAGCATGTTGTTCGATAACACTCAAGTGAAGGATTTGGAAGGTTGGCAAACCACTGACCACAATTTTTAAAAATGATATGAACACAAAAACTTGGTGCTTAATACCCGATACTGACGGTCTTGAAGTTCTGTTAGTTGATAATGTTGAAAAACTAGCTATTTCTTATGACGTTAACACCAGAAAGTTTATGATTTTGGATCTTAGCAATAAACCCGAACTCCGTATTTGGGACAGTGCAAGATTTGACGACAAAGAAGAAGCTAAGTTCTACATCAAATGTGTGTTCGATTAAATACTACTATAAAAGGAGGTATAACCATGAAATTGCATTAGGATAAGGAGAATATCTAGTATGCGGCCTGATATGGGTAAAGTAGTAATCGAGAGACCACGTAGAGGATCATCGGGTAAAAGCCTGAAAACACGGAATGTCGTGAAGATCCGACACGATGGAGAAGAATATTATCATGAGGGACCACTTCATATTGGAAGCGGTTCGATTAGACATGCTTACAATCGGAAATTAAGAGAAAAAAACCAAACTGATGTTTTGGGTCCTATTCGTGGATACTTGAGATCACGAGTTGGCAAACCTTGGAATGACACTTGGTCCGAAATCTGTGCTCAACTGTCTGGGAGATCTCATCCGATCGAGCATGTTCTTGGGCATATCAAAAGTGACGTCAATGTTCATAATGTCCAAGAAGAGAAATGGAAAGATTTCGTAGTTGTTGATGGTATTTTGATCGAGAAAAAATTCCCGAGTCGAAAAGGTAAATACAAACCTCTTAAACCGATCGATGACAAAGGATATTATACGAGAATCAATAATTGCTGGTTTGTTATCGTTTTCTTGGAGTATAAAATCGCTTGGGAGACGAGTTGGACATTCAGAATGGCTATACCAAAGCTCCGTAAGAATGAAATAACTTACAAAAGAGTTAGATATTATTTCAAGAAGCTTCGTTCATTATCCAAAAAAGAAATTCGTGATTTGGATCAATCCAGAGTCATTGATATCAGAGAGTATCAGAAAGACCGATATCAATAAATCAGACTTTTTCAATGAAGACTTCGTAGAAATCTTTGGATGGAATAGCTTGAGTTTTTCTTTTTCGAATTAAATCAGCACCCAAAGTAGCATGGAGGAGTCTCCTGTATGTTTGATTGGATACAAGATTCCATCCACCATTCTCTTTGATGATTTCACTTGGTTTGGGATCGAAATGACACCAAATATCGCCCTCATAACGGAATTTACGGTAGTTTGAATGACGAATTGCGACCCATTTGTCTTTAATCACCGTAGTCCTACGTGATTCATCCTTACCATATTCATCCCATTCTGGATGATCTTGATCAAGTCTTTTGCCATCTGAACCTTTGATTATCTCCATCCTTCTTGGGTCAAAATTAGCTCCGAGGAGATATGGTTCTGTGGCTTTAATGGGAAATGCATAAATTCCACGACGGGCTGGTGGATGGTGGGCAGTGGGCATAGACGAGTCATAACCCCTTTGATTAACGGAACTCAGACCACCCCATCTTACAAAAGTGCTGTAAAGGACTTTGTTATCAATAGATTCTGCTAAAAACTCTCGAAGGGTCATTTATCTTTATGTTTTTCGTAGAACTCATCCGTCACTGGTTTATTCAATTTGCTCGTTAACCAACTGTCTTTGACAGGGTCAGCGAAATAGAAAGTGACGTACTCATCAACTTGTTCAGCGAAATCATCGGGATCACCTGTAGGCAGGACTTCTTTCGTATTTCGCATCACCACAATAGGAGGAGTATTGCGTTTACGTAATTTGTCTTCTATCTTTTTGATTTCTATAGCACATAGGCGTGCGAATTCAAGGGGATTCGAAGCTTCAATTTGCTTGAAATTGATGACTTCATACTTGTCTTCTTCGTTATAAAATCCAAAAGTTACGAGAGCTTTGTACATTAATAAAGTCCTGTGATTTGAGTAGCAGTAGTGCCTGATGCATGAATTTTCCTTAAACGGAAAGGGTATGCTATCGAAGCATCTATTTTAATTGTAACAAACTGGCCCACCGGGTCGTCGACAAATTCACACCTCAAGTCACCGGGATTATTAACCATAACTGCTCTGGTGACAGTGGGCAAATCAGCCACATCCGATGTGGTGACAGCATAGGCGTTAGCAATCGGACTTTCTAGGATAGTTTTAAATCTTACAAATTTGTCGGGCATTTTAGATATTTATTCCTATATTGATGTTGGGTCCGATGTTCATATTTGCGTGGATATTGATGGTACCACCAAACCCACCATTACCGGGGAGACTGGTGGTGAGGGTGGAGCTTCCATTCACATTCATAGTTGGAGATACTATTATTCTGCTTGCCGTTAGGTCTACACGACTGACAGATATGAAATTGACTGTTATGTTATCTATTATAATACCAAAGATATCAACATTTGATACACCAGAAGTATTCAAGACTCTACTAAAGAACGTATCACTGACGACCACTATATTTGATACACCAGAAGTATTCAACACTGAATTGAAATATATTGCATTAGCGAGCGCAGCATTTGATACACCAGAAGCAGATAATGTTCTATTATAAAACACCTGAGGCGTCAAAATTGTAGTTGAGGTACCAGATACGCTACCGGAAATGGGATCTATCTTAGTAGATATCATGCTGTTGTCGGATGTTCCGTTTGCAGCCAAACTTCGTGACCAGACGAAGTAATAACCCAAAGATCCGGAAGATACTGCATTTGATACCATCGAGACAGCATATAATATGCTAGCACTCAGATCCGCAGAGGAAGTGCCTAATGTTCCAAATGTACCACTATTGATGATAGAAGTGGTCATCTGACCATTGGAAGCACCATTGGAAGCAAAATTTCCTGACCAGACAATATAATAACCCAGAGAAGCCGAAGATACTGCATTTGATACCATCGAGACAGCATAGAAATCGGTGGTTGTGATCGATAGACTAGAAGTACCCGAAGCATTGTATAGAGCACCAGAGATCAATACTGGGTCCATTGAGGTAAATGAAACACCGTTTGTCGTAAAGCTTCTTGACCAAATAATTGACTGATCTAGAGAGGCTGAAGAGACACTTGATATCGAAGCACCTATTGATAAGGCATAAGTTGCTGATAAGCTGGATACACCATTTGAGGCAAAGGCTCTTGACCAAATAATTGATTGAGCTAGTGTAGCTGAAGAGACACTTGATATGATCGGTGTTGAATTGTAAATCAAACCGGATACTAACGAACCTGTAGAGACAGCTACCACAAAGACTTGGCGATTGAAGATTGGTGTAGAATCGAGAGAAGCGAAAGAGACCGAACTAGAAATCAAATCTGGTGATGGAATAAGCCAAATGAACTCACCAGTCAAAGAAGATACACTCGACACATCAAGGGATAGTGGCGAGATCAATGATCGACCGACTCTTACTGAAGATACACCAAAAACATTGAGACCACTAAAGTCTCCTTGTGGTCCCAGATTGAAATATCTATTGAAGTATTGTGGGTCGAAATATGGCACAATTATTAATCGCTTAGGTCATATGTTATTGCAGTTCTATTACCATCACCATCCACTGTAGCTACGATTCTGTCTTTACTATCGGCCACAGCACTCTTGAAAGTGATAGTGGTACCAGCAGCACCAGAGACTTTACCTGCTAAAGAAGCGGTTATCAATCTCAAAGCATCGCGGACTGTAAGACCAGTCTCAATTAATTGGGCGTCGAGCAAATTTCCAGCAATATCATCAGCACTCGGGTTAAAACCAATTCTTATGACCGAGTTTAAATTGGCGTCGCCTCTCATGTTACCCAACACGGTTGCAGAGCCGATTAATACAGCTTCACCGTATCTCAAACCAGTCAACTCTGCAGTAGTGATAGATGCCACACCATTGATTGTCGATGCAACATCACCCAATCCTTGTGCAGATGCCGATGTGATTTGAGATGTAGCTCGAATCAAGGCAGTGATATCATAGCCCTTAACAGAAGGTGCATAAGCATATTCACTTCTCCTACCGACAGGAATAGCGGTAGGAGAACCATTAAATCTAGCATTCAATCGACCATTGGTTACCCAATTATTAATTTGAGAAGCAAAGAAACTACCACCCATTAACCGGGCAGGAATGCTAGATTGTAATGTGCTGTTGATTTTGAGCATTATTTTAATTCCATGCGTAATCTACATAGCCAAGGAAAGGGGTGGAGGCGACGGTTGCCGCAGCCGTGTAATACAAGAACCCTAAGCAAGCCCCATCTTGAACCTGTGGTAATGATGGCAACTGATAAAGTAAATCTCTTTCAGAAGCTACACCAGCAATTGTTAGCGGGATTTGTGCTAAAGGTTTGGCCAGTACTAATGCACAAGTACCAGAGCCAGTCATAGAAGCTGACAACTGTACAGATTGCACAGATCTTACTCCAGAATCGAGACCTTGTAAGGGCAAGAAAATTGGTGCAGCAGCAGTATTAGCTATCTGTGGCACAATCGAGGCAGTGACCATTGCAGTTGTAGGCATTGCACGTGAAGCAGTACCAGCTTGATTCGTATACGTGACCGACAGGTTGGAGGCGGTGGCACCCAAGGTGGCAGTAGTTTCCAAGAACATCATAACACCATCACCGGAAGTGTATCTAGGTAATGAAACACCATTCGTGAGAGTCTGTAATGTATTGATGTTAGTCTGGATTGAAGGATAATACATCAAAAGATCTACTAACATCAAATAGGAGGGTACAGCAGTAGCTACTGCCGACAATGCACCGAAATTCAGAATATGTCTGGTCGCAGGAGAGACAGCAGCATTAAGGGGCAAAGAACCGACTGTGGAAGAACTCATCTGCACAGCATTCAAAGCAGTGCCTGAATAAGTTCCAGCAGGGGGATTCCCACCCAATGTGAAAAATGAATAACCACGAGCAGCTGTATAGGCAGCACCACCAGTTATTTTATAAAATGGTTGTTTTATAAAAGTGCCGTTCGTGGAAACGGCATTAACGATACTATCAATTGATGTAAATGACATATTATACTAGTCCTCTTGAATCTGTAAAGCTGAAATTGGGAATGATGGTGTAATTAAGTTGGATACACTTAGTGATTGGGCTAATGCACCTTTATATAACAAGACACCTGTACCAGTAGAAGCAGTACCTATACCCACATGCGTTAACACATTAGTACCACCTGTGCACTGAGGAAAGGTAACAGCTGCTGTGTTAGACGAAGTATTTCCAGCAACAGTCCAACCACCAGAATCTCTGGTGACTGCTACACGTGCATATCCAGTATAATCAGCTTCATTGGTGGTTTGGGTACCCGCTTCACCGGGATCACCTGTATGCATGCTCACATAGAGGATAGCTGCTGCATCCCATGCTGGATTAGCGGCATTGAAAATTTTTCTGAGAACGTCGTTCTCTAGGGTATTACCTTTACTCATTAGTCTTCACCTACATTCAATTGAGCAACAGCAACTTCTAATGATGCTGTGTTGTTAACGGTAACGGATGTAATAGTGGACCAATATCTCAGAGTACCACCTGTTTCAGCATCATAGATGCCAAATGCGACTGCAGCTAACCAATTGCTGGTAGCTGGTCCAAATCTGACGACGTTGGTGTTACTAACCTTCCGACCAGCACCCGAATCATCGGCTGGTGCACCGAAAGTGACTGCTTGACGTGCGTATCCATTCCCAGTAAGTTCTGTTCCTGTAGCACCATCATTGGCAGGTGCTGTTGACAAAAGACCTACATATGGAGTAAAGGCGGTTGCATTACTCCCTCTCATCAAGTTAAGTACTTGATCGCTTTGACTAGTTGTTTTTCCTGCTGGCATTCTGGATATATTTAGTACAGACTAAAGGGAACTTCTTCTAGTCGACACTTTATCGAAATTGCTCAAAGCATCAGTGACTGATTCGAAATCGAACATTCTGTCGGGGAGGGTAAAGTCACCATCGGGTCTTTTTAAGTGGATGATAACATCTTTCTTGGTTCGTTCACCGAATTTCTGAATAACCTTATCGACAGCTTTGATGTGTTTGGGAATATCCAGAGCATCAATCATCAGACCACCATCGGCAGTTAAGACCCATCTAAAATAGTCATTCTCCATTGCATGATGGGTAGCTTGATAGGGATCTTTGATTCCGGGGAGACTTCTATTTGCTAAGGAGTCATGATCGTCCTTTCGCGGGTTGCCTGTTAAGAGCTTGTCAGTGAAGGGATTATAGAAACCAAAATCCTTGTAAAAATCCCTCTCAATCAGGAAATCTTCATCGAGAATATCTTGGACTGATTTATCATCTCGCCACATCTGACAAGACCAATATTTGGCTGTAGTCTTGTCTTTCGCTTTGTCACAACCATGTCTAGCGCGGAAGGATTTTCTTCGAGCAGGGTCATCACGTTTAATTTCCATATTTGGGTCACCAAAATCCACCTTGACGATATTACCAGTGTCCGGATTCTTGACATTTACTCGAAACTTCTTAGTCCCACCACGGAATGGCTTGTTTAACGATACTTCTTCTTCGAGGGTCTGATTCAATGATTTTATCGCTGTCTCCGGATCTCCTACATTGATCGAAAGAGAATGTCCACGTCTAATATCACCTTTAGTATACAAATCAACGACGATTCTTTTATCAGTACCTTTAATGAATTTAATGATGTTTTTGATAACAGAGGGGGATTTTACAGCTTCAATTCCGATAGCTTCACCTGTGTAATAAAACCTGATATAAGATTTTACTAGAGCATTAGTAACAGTCTTCAGACCAAGGCGTAATGCAATATCATCATGCATATCATCGTATCGTTGATCGGCTGAAATGATATTGCCGTTGGGTGAGATGAAGCCAAAGTCTTGATAGAAATCCATGGCCTCATTTAATGGATCTGTATATACAAGAATAGGATTAAGGCGTCCAGCATTACCACCAGTACCCGCATCTGGTGAATTCACAAATAAACTAACTTTGCGCGGCAATTTGGACTGATTGGGCTTCATCAATTTCAAAAGACGAGGACCATTCTCTTTCCAAACTTTCTTAGCTGCATCCTCTCTGGATGAAGCTTTTATTTTCCATTGTTCAAAATCCTCTTGTCCAATCTTTTTGCTAGAGGAATTTGGGAAATATGATTTGGAAATGAAAACATGGTATAATTTGTTGCTTGCTTCTTCATTCAAGAATTGTGAGAAATTGGACATCGGGAATATTTATTGCCAAAGATATATTGGTCATGTTAAAATTTAATTATGGAAAGCAACGAACCAATCGAGACGGAAATCGAAGAGAAAGCAAGATTCTTTGATCTTCTTATCAGCAAACCTTGGAATGTCAATGTCTACCCGAAGTCAGATGGTACGAAAGAATATATTGTTGTCAACTGGTTGCGGGGATGTTCGATGAGTAAAGGTAATACTGCCGTCGAAGCAATTAGGCTTGCAATCAAGACCGAAAAAGAAGGGATCTAATAATGAACTACTACACAGAACTGACCATTGAAGACCTCAAACAGGGTTATGAAACCGAACCAGTCAAAACCATCCTCATGGCATCCAATTCAGACCGTAGTGGTCGTTCGAAGAGGCTGGAGATGCGTGTTGATATCATGAACAATACCACAGAGTACGTAGCTACTAAGTCGCGGGGTGTTGGTGAGACCACGACCTTAGCATATCCGAAGCTCGAAGATGCACTCGCCCAATACAACGAATTCTAACAGGAGAGACCAATGAGAAAAACACACATGCAGGAACTAGTCGATGCCGGATATGAAGTTGCAATGAAGGGTCAACCATGCGAAGCACCAACATCTCGTGAATTGGATCGTTCTGCATGGGAAACTGGGTGGCGAGATGGTCACAAAATCAAAGGCCGAATCGATCACGCCAAAATATCAGCAGAGGGTCAAAGGATGTGTATCGGAAGTGTTGCAGTCACGGTAACTGATGGTGAAGTCAAAGTGACTTCGACTGTTGATGGATTTAAAGTGTGGGTGTGGGGAATTGAAGTATGACTATCAGTACTTTCATCATGAGTATCGAGAACTGGAATCTCTTAGCTCACTGGGTCGGGATCATCGGTATTGGGTATCTGATCCTCATACTGTTCTGGAGCTTGTTTAAGCTCATCTTGCAAGCTCTGGTTTACATCGTGGCGGCTATAGCTGGATTCGCCCTTGTTGGGATTTGTTGGATGATTTTCTATTGCTTTAAATTATATTTTACTTAAAGGACAAAAAATGCCAAAAGAAAGATTGCTCATCGATGATATCTTGAAATATCACGGAATGTTCATGAAGGGTGTAGACGACACCAAAGATATGTCTCATTGGATTTATCAAGCGATGTTGGTGGGCACTACAATTGGCCTCAAAAATTCCAGTCCTAATACCAATATTCTGGGAGAGGCTATCGAAGATATCATCCAAAGTGCTCGGAACAAAAATGAAAATTAAACCCGGCTTGTACGCTACCAAAAACGGCAATGTCGTCACCATTGTTAAGAAATTGGCAGAGGGGATTGTGGGGCATAGTAGGTCCTGTGTATTCCCAAGGGTGCATTGGGATGTCGAAGGTAAATTCATCGCCAACGAGCTTTACCCGCATTTTGGTGATGGATTCGACTTATCCCATAAAGTTGACAAACGAACAACTATCGAGGGTGATGGACGGAATTTTGACTGGGATAATCTCAGAGAAAAGAATGTGAGGTCATAAAGATGATGTTGAATAATAAGGATTTTGTTCTATATTCGATCACAAATCGATACATTAGTACCATCCAAAAAGGCATTCAGACAGCCCACGCAGCGGTTGAATTAGTTAAGAGCCATCCGAGGGACAATCATATTTTTGATTGGGCTGACAAACACAAGACTATTAGGGTGCTTGAAACAGGATCGAATCAAGATCTCTTGGATTTAAAATATAATTTATCAGAAGCAGATATTAGATATGGTATGTTCATGGAACCAGAGCTATCGAACACCATTACGGCAATTTGTTTTGTGATTGATTGGTCGTTGTTTGAAGTCATGGATAACTTCGATAACATTTTTACCCCAGAGCAACAACTTGACTTCATGGCTAGTAATATTGAAGCTGTTTCAATGTTCAGAGTCTTGCGAATGATCAAACCCCTAAGGTCCGCTACTTAGATAGCAGTTTCTTCTCTTTTTCGGGTAATAGTTCGATCAACACAGTCAGGATCTCCTCACACCGGGGTAGGTCCTGACTAATTATGTTTACACCATTGATGCCGTATACGACGATCGGCATTCTGTCCATGAATAATAGGAATGTTTTCAACAAGGACCAACATTCATAATCAATTTTCAAGAATAATAGTCTGGTAGAGGCTGATCCAAAGACATTGAAGAATGTCATAAGGTGATTCAGGATCAGTTTCTCTTTCAGGTCTTCTTTGGACTCCAAATACCTATGGAGAAGTCTGTTGATATACTTGATGCGATCCAAATCCTCTCGGAATTCCGCAACACTCTCCGCAGTGGGGTTGTGGTAATTCTTTGAAGCATAAAGAAGATAATTCGCTGGTGTTAGATTGTCAAAATTCATTAAGCACGAATATTTATTGACGGGGTTCGAGGTCAGGTGTTAAAATTGAAATATGAAAATTGGAATGACGGTTAAGGGAACTTGGCGAGATATTGAGACGGCACCCAAGGATGGGACAGTCATCATCACTGACGAGGGGAGTGCATGTTATGTCGATCAACGTAATTGGGGTTCTCCAGTGACTAACGGCTGGTATCTATGTGCATTCAACTGTCAACCAGATGTGAGTTATGATGGTTGTTTCGGGCTTGAGCCTAAGATTTGGCTTGACTTTGATTTTGAAGGGTTATTGACAGAGACCAAAGTTTGATGTTAAAATTGAAATATGGAAACGACAATTCAGGACGCTCTTTTAAAGTTCAAGCCAGCGATTGCCGCCTCTTATGTTGCGATTGTTACCAGAAGTTTTAATTTGATTCAAGAGAGACTAGGCCCAACCTTCAAGAATGTCTATAATGATTGGAGTTTCGCTAAGATCTATCGTGAGACTGTGGCACCCAATTGCACAGTAGATCATTCGACCAAAATTGTCAGCTTGAATGCTGCTAAGTTGGAGAGGAATTCCATCGCATATGCGGAATTTACGATAGCTGCATGGCAGAATAAAATCGAATTCAAGATGGGTGACTTGGAGTCGGCTGAAGTCAAAGCTCTTGACGGCTATTCTTTCAGGATTTTCGGGACGCGTAATGGTGATAAGGTAGCAATCGATCAAACCATGATTGTGAATGTCTCCCCTAAAGGGAAGGTTTTCAACCAGTTTCCTGCTAGGATCTACGTCAATGGTAAATTCACCCCAGAATCCAAATACAAAAGTTCATTGACAAAATCCAAGGTTTGATGTTAAAATTGAAATATGGACGCACAACTCAAACAGGAAATTGAAATCACGATCGAAGAAATCAGAAGCATTGATCCAAAACTCCAAGATCGTATCACACAACATGAACTGGAACAGGCTGTCAAAGCATTCAGGATTAGCGTTCTGAGAACGCACAGAGATGCGATTCGGCGAGAACAGCAGGGTGTGTTGTTCTTCTAGACTTTAGTGGCTTTTGATTGCCTACGCCTCCTGCTTCGAGGAGGGTAACGGGGACCGGAATACCCATTATTGGGGACTATGGATACTAACAGAAATAATCAAAAGCCAAATTCGAATCGAAAGGCATAAATATTATCATGGAATTTAAAACTTTTCTAAATGAAACCAGCGATGAACCAACACACGAGGCCAATGGTTATCATACTATTAAGGAAGATATGTTGGGTACTCCGGTGGATCTAGAAAAAGGAACTTTGATTTGTTACAGGACGAATCAAGCTTTAGGTGTCGGATTGTTAATTGCTATCGACGGTCAAATGGAAATTTTCACTGCACCTAAACTGGGACGTTACACACATTCCAAAGAATCATTAACAAATCCAACAAAAGTCATCAAGATAAATAGTTGGCCACAATTCTTCGACAGGAATTTCCTTGTACTAAAGAATCCAAAAATAGAAAATATATTTCGTGGATTGGTGCCATAAAAGCCAAATCTAGACTTTCGACCTGAGAGCCTTTTTCCAGAATCTCTCTATCACGTAAGGGTCATCACGCCAACTGGAACCTTCACCTCTCGAATGGCATTGACATTTTTCTTTCCCACATCCAATGCATTCTCCGACATGGAGACGGTCATATAATTTATTCCATGCAATAGTGTTCTGTGAAGGCATCCCGAACATATGCGAACCGTCAAAATCCAAATTAGACCCAGTGGTTCTTGATTTTCTTGTTTTCATAATATTGTGGAGCCGTCCGACAGGATCGAACTGTCGACCTCCTATTTACAAGACAGGCGCTCTACCAACTGAGCTAGGACGGCTAAATGAGGTCCCGAAAGGGACCTCAAATTTATTTACTGCTCATAATCAGAAGGTTTTGACCTTTGATCAATTTACGATTCACAGAAGTACTCTGAACGAAAATATCAAAGTCAGTATTGGTATCGGGATTAACCTTGACATCATGGTGGGGCAGATTCAGAACTTGTCTGGCCTCAGCACCTTTATACAGTTTCTTCTTCTGTTTGTCATAAACCAATATGGCCTTGTGATGTTGAATCAATTCGGATTTCGTCAACTGATAATAAGCCGAACCTTTGACGAAATTACGGTTGATTGACTTTTCGACGAATGTTCTGATCGGTAAATCAGCACTCACAGGGTAAATACGATATTTTCTTCCATCGACTTCCTGTAAATTGCTCTTCACAGTGTTTTGATTCAAGTCCGATAATTTCAGTTTAAGCAGACCTTTATAACCACGAACACCCTGAGTGCGAGCTTCCATGAAATTATCGGCAGATTCGCTGATCTCATCGATCATTTTATCCAAACCAGCTTCAGTGACATTCCAAGTCTCAATACATTCAGCAGGAATTCCATAATTCTTGGCTTGAGCTACACCTTCCCGATTTGGAACAAGGACGCTCAAAGTCCAATTCTCTTCAGTATTGACTTTTTCAATCTCTGATTTGATAGATTGGGGGTTGAATATTCGGCTACGATTCTCATCACCATCAGTTACGACATATCCGATGAAAGCATGGTCACCGTATTTGACAGGAATGGTCTTTAAATCCTTGATTGTCAAACCGATACCATCCATCAGTGCTGTCATACCACTTGCTTTGAGTTTTCCAGCTAAGGAACCCAATCGGGCTACGTCAACATCAAAGACGACACATTCAACTTTATCCGCAAAAGTGAATATCGACAAACGAGTTTCTTGGTTTAATTTAACTGATTTTGCTTTTAGTCTTTCAACAGTCTTATCGATCAATGTTGTCATTTGATCAATAAGGTGGGACATGGAAGACGAAGTATCTATCACGAGGGCATAATGATTGATATATTGGTAATAATATTCTTTGTACATTTTTACTTTCTAATTCACTATAATACCATAATTTACTAGTTTTGGTCCATTAGAGAACCTTACAGTTATTTATATAGTTAATCAAAAGAATACCTTGTCGGCTTAACATGGCCATGTTATAATGGTTTTGTAAGCGTGAACGGATGGTGCACACATTAGTTCACTTGGTCCAGACTGATGGATTCTGGATGACATTCCTATACCTCCATCAAACGTAAGCCGCCACACGTGGTACCACAAATGTCATCATCCTGATGAGGGATTTGACTAGTAAGATGGCGGTGAAGCTCCAGCATTTGGATGTGGATATCTAGGAGCGAGGTCCTGCAAAGCTTGGACGGAATATTCACAAAGCATAACCCAATCGCGAAGACAACATTTATCTCGGGTCTAGCGATAGTTGAAGGAAAGAAATTCTCTTCTGGGTTCGAGTTCTCAGGATAAACCATCTGAGGTAAAATAAGTTAATGGAGATGTTCTTGTGACCCGAAGCCAAGTTCACTCCGAGTTCCTCAATGAACTATACATTGAGTGGTGGAGGGTCCGTTAGGACCCCTATAGAAAACCCGCTGGAAGCAATTCTCATCTCTGCTTCCAGCGGGTTTTCTGTGTTTGGATTGTAAACTAATTTACGACGATCGAAGCGGCTGATGGCATGGTGAATGTGATATTGGCATTGACGTTACCCAAATCCACAATCGTACCACCATTCAGAGCTAGAGAGCTAAGAGTAACTTGGCCGGGTTGAGCGTAATCAGCAGCAACTACCTTGTACATGAAGGTCAACTGTTGAGTACCAGAACCAACAAAGTAATTCAAATATCTCTGAACGCCATTGATGGTGATCGGAACTCTAGGAGTACCAGTCACTACGACAGGCTTAGAGAATTTCACTTTGAGAACAATGTTCTGACCCGTCGAATAGGGGCTGACATTAATCGGAGGTACTTCGGAGATCACAGCGGGTGTATTATCCACAATGATACCAGAAGTGCTCGGAGCGGTGAATGTCAACACAGCATTGTTGGTTGATGCATCTCTGATTGTACCACCATTTAATACAATTGGTGAGAGAATAGAAATCTGACCAGCAGGACCTTCGTCACCAGCAAGAATGGCATATCTGAAGAGGAGTGTATCCGTAGTTGATCCTGATGTATAAGCGGCGATTCTGACGTTTTCACCAATTCTTACTTGGATTCGCGGAACACCGACGACGGTTACGGGTTCATCAAATACAACAGTCACATCGAAGTTACTCGGATTCTTGTAATAACCATCAGCAATCGTGGTCACGGTAGTAACTACAGGAGCCTGTGTATCGGTAATTGTGACAGTGTCAATGTTCGAAGCGGCGGGAAGTGTCAAAGTTGACATGGCGTTGCCAGCACGATCGATAATTGTCCCGCCATTAAGACTTACGTTAGCTGGCAGATCAACCTCAGTTGCCAATGCCACAATACCATTAGGTACAACGGCTTGGAAAGCATGGGTTGTGGTGCCCGATCCACCGATGTAGTCAGCATTCACGTTGGTACCATCCAAAACCATTACGATTCGAGGAGTGCCAGTGACATTCACGATCTCCGAAGAAGTCACTATTAACATAATAGCATCACCAGAGGAATATGAGGAAGCCAAATTGGCTGTAGCGGTGAATGTGGGTAATGCAGTGTCAACGGTAGCAGCCACGGTTGGAGCAGTGAAGGTCAATACAGCATTGTTGAGTGCTGTATCTCTAATCGTTCCACCATTAAGCGTGACTGGAGAGGCGATTGCTACAGCACCAGTTTCGGCGGCGGCAACCACTTTTCGGAATACCAATCGATTAGTACCACTACCCGAAACATAATCCCAATTTTTTGAAGTTGCATCGAAAGTACCGACAATTCTGGGGGTACCAGTGACAACAACCACTTCATTGAAATAGACGGCCAGATCAATATTTTCATTAAGTTTGTACCAAGCTTTAGTTGGTGTTACGAATTCGACATAGGTGACATCGGGTGCACCACCAGCAGCATTCGCATTTCTGAAGGCGACCAAAAGTTCGCCTGTGATTGGGTCTTCCCAACCTCTATTTGTAGCAACCGCATCTGGTTTCCAGCGTGGTGGTTGATTCGCAGTCCAAAGAGCCATTTGTGATAATTTCCTTTGATAGTATTTATAAGCAATTATATACGAATATTATTGACATATAATTGAGAATGTGCTATAATCAAAATTCAGGGAGAAATTAACATGTTAACCGCACATATGAATCATCAAATCGAGTCTGAAGGAAATTTTGACCAAGAAATTGATGAAATTCTGTATTCCCAAGATCATCAAATATTATCCGAACTCGAATGCCATTTTTGTAAATCACAATTACATGAAAATAACAATGTCATGACTCGATGCATGAGCAATCAAGAACTTGCTCCACGAGGGATGGGATGGGTATCTGTTATTGTTCAACCATTCCGAGAAGTTCCCTGTTGTGATATTTGTCTGGAAAAACCCGATGACCAACTACAAGGTCTCCTGATGGTATAAATAATCATGTAAGCCTTGATGTCACCGCTTAACAATGTGCTCATGGTATAGAAAGAGATGGGACGTAACTCGAAAGAGGCGTCCCATTTTCGTATTAAATATTTGATATGTCTTTCCTTCGATTTCTGACTGAATCCAAACAAATTGAGTCATTTATGACCGATCTTAAACAGAAATATGGAAATAAGTCGGATCGTTTTACACTAGAAATAAACAGGAAAGAAGTAGCATCTTTCATTGTCGGCGAGAGAGAAGGGCGAATAAGACTCCGTGGATTGGATTCTCACGAGAAACGTCAAGGGTATGCTAGCCAAATTCTCAAAAATCTTACTGAGTTGGCCGACAAATATCATTTAGTAATAGAATTGACTGCTTCACCCCATGGTGATGAAGAAACTAGGATGAATCACGAACAACTACAGAGTTTCTATTCTAAATTTGGCTTTGAAATGGAAGAAGGTTTTGACCCGTCTTACGGCTATATGATTCGTAAACCTAAATATTAGAGTGACCTTTTTACAGTTCTTAACTGAATCCGATGAATTTGTGTTAGCTTGGAATGCTTATACCAACAAGAATCCCAAGGCTGAACCAATACCATCACAATACAAGAGATTTTCTAAAATATCTTCCAAAAAACCTCCTAAGGGGATCCTTCGTGGGTGTTATCATAATTCCATGAAGAATTTTCAAGAAAATAATCTCAGAATGGTCGTGGGATTGGCTGTGCCAGTGAGTGATGCCGAACATCTCTTGAGAACTGGTGAGATGAGTTGGAATCCGAAATACCGTGGGTATGACCATGCTTGGAATATAGATGATTCGGGTGCTATAATAGATTCAACTTATGAAAATCCAAAAGATTTTCGGTATTATGGATTCGTAGTACCAACTGTCACAGCAAAAAGTTTTAAAGTAGATAATGATGTCATGAATTATGTTCATCAAATTAATGGTGCTCATGATAAAGATAGAGCTAAAGTAGTCTTTGGCGAGCATCCCAAGAAATTGGTGAATATTCAAGAACCATTGCCTGAGCCATTCAAAAGTGTTTTGGATAGCAAAAAATTTATCTTCCATAGTTCATCACATGATAAAAATCAAATTAATTATCTCTATATCAAGAAAGGTGATAATGGCATTAAAGTCACTTTAAGATATAATTCAAAAACCAAAAAGATAGAACATATCTACCAAGAATCCATCATTCACGATAAAAGATCCAACACTAGTGGGCCGGGGAAAGTGAAAAGTTGGTTTGGTGATAACAGTTGGTATAATTGGTCTAACAACGTCAAACCAGACAGGAATGCCTACTAAATATGACTTTTTCTCAATTCCTTTTAGAATTCAACTGTTCTACCGATCGGCTAGTGACTAAATCAGAAATTGATGCATTAGAAAGATACCTCGACCAAGTCTGGGCAAAAGCTGGTATCGACGTCGATTTCACCAAGCACTTCATCGATCGAATCAACGACAGTAGGAACATTAAGCAAATTACGGTTTGTGACGTTCAAAACATCTTTGATCAAGCCTTTAAGAGATATTCAGATAAATTCGCTAAACAAAAAGTTGATTTCCAAGCTGTTTTAAAATCAGTATCCACAGCTATCAATATCCCATTCATTCTTGATTCAAAAGATGGCCAACTGACTCTTATCAACAAAACGATTATGAGGAAGAAGGACTTTAAATCTGATGACAGAATCTTTACCGTTGAATCTGCTAATTATCAAGGCTATAAAATGTGGGGTTTCATTGACAAAAATGGTGATTTGATAGAGGGTACACCCAATGATAATTACCACGATGATATAGCTATCGAAGCATTCGGTTGCTATACTGATGAAGCGGTGATCAAACGTAAAGCTATCAGATTCGCACAGATGACTGATGCTGGTTGGTTGATATCTTTAGAGACTTTAGCTCTCAAAAACCTCAAAGAATTAGATCATTTCATAGAAAAACATGACGATGTTTATGTTGATATATTGAAGAATGGTAATCTCATCAAAGCATTTGAAGATAAATGGGTCAACGTTCTCAAATTAACACAAAAGCCTTATAGAGACAAATTCTTGGCTGAATCCAATTATTACAGATACAATTATGATATAGATCCCGGAGCCGATCCTCTGTCACAACGTTATGCCAGATATAAAAATCTTTTTCAAAAGGGTAAAGAAGATCCTAACAAATTACCTAATATACAAGTTTTGCAAATGGCGAGGCCCATTAAAGATGAACAATGGGCAAGAATTTTCCGAAAGAGATTTAATGTAGCTCAACGTAAATTCAAAGCAGCTAATCCAAAATATTATATCAAAAGAGAGAATCATCTTGCTGGTACGGCTGATTGGAATGGCAAAATTTATACGGAAGATAATGAATTAGTCGGGTCGTTTTATTTGAATGTTTATAAAGTCAAAGAGACAGATAAACTAATTGGTTATATAAATTCAATAGCGAAATGGATACCCAATTCACACAAAGCGGATTGGAAGAATGAATCACCCCATAAAGGGCTACTCACTCATGTAATGAAGCTTTGGATGGAACAGATAAAAGATGATGTCAGTGTAATAATGTTGGATGTTGGGAATTTATCTTATTGGGCACATTTCTTCAACAAATATTACCCGAATGTCACAGTATTGGATACGGATTAATCTTCGATTTTAACCAAGAATTCTGGTTCTTTACATACACCAATACGCTCAAGATTATCATCTAATCTGGTGAAATCAGTCCATATTTCACCTTCGAAAGACGGATGATTGGGGATTGTGACACCTTGCGTTTTCAAAATATCGAGAAAATAATATCCACCAACCAGTGTATGCCAATAAGTACCTCTTGTCTGTGATTTGATGATCAAATAACAATCCATTTCATCTTCAGCATATCCAATCAAACGACAGACTTCTGTGCCTATCAAAATTGGTTCATTGAAATGTGATTTAATCTCATCGTGGTATTTTTGTATCATGTTTTAGTCCCATTCCTGAGAAACAATTTCGGCAGTCCAAATCCTCAATGATTCTTCTGGTTTAATATGAATCGGAATACCATTAAAGTAATCGCCATTCTTGAATATTTCGGGATTAGGATTAACTTTTATTTTAGTGTTCCTAGGTAGCATTCTCTCGGATTCTTTCTCAATAGATTTTTTCGAGAGGTCAGCAGCATATTGCCCTTTTTTCGCCTTGATCGCTAGTATATCAGCAGGGATTAATGGTTCGCCGGGTTTAAGGTAACTATTTACGCGCCAAGAGCCACGTATTGCAAAGATCGTCGCTACAGAGAGTTCCTCAGATGTCGATAAGAATGATGGGAAATGAATAATATTGTTAGAGTCCATCATCTCAGTAGGATCATGTCTCAATCCAGAATAGAGCCAAGTGTTTTTGGTGAGGATATTCTTTCTTGCGATTTTATCCAAAGCCGCCAAATCATGCTTATCGATCTTAGATGGTGGTTTAGTTCCATCCTTATGATGTTGCCAAAGAGCTTGATTCAAATTCTGAGACATATCAGTGTAACGTTTGATATGCGATTTTTGAGTTTCTTCATCCAGAAATCGAGCAAAGGTCATTGTCTCTCCCAATTCAGCCCAAATTTTTTGGCCAGTGCTTCCCAAACAGCATCATTGGTGGATACATGAACACCCATATTCATATCCAATTGTATTTTTTCTTTATTATCGACCAACCATTTAAGACCAACTGAGAAAAGCCCTCTTTTTTGCCAGCTTTTGGGTATTTCTGAATCACCGATATGAATATGGGTCCCAATGAATTTCCCGTCATCATCGAATCTTGGAACTAAAACAATCGACAAGAAAACTTGTCCTTGAGATGTTAAACTATTCACCGTTATAATAGCTCTATACCACTCACTATGCCAATAATACCTAGATTTCGATGGACCCTTGGTAAATGGTTCTGCATCAGGATCAATTTCCTTAATTTTTACCCACCACGCCTCATAAAGACCTTTGGCACCAAACATCAAAAGATCTTTATATGGAGTTTCGTCCGCTGATTCTTGAAGGAATTGAGCAAGAGTCATTAACTAGCAGATTCCTTACTCATTTCTTTTTCAGCTGCATCAGCCATAACCAGCAGACCAGCAGCATATTTACGAGCTTCCATCGGTGTAAAAGAATCTTTAGGAACCTTAATAGGCTTATCACCACCGAATTGTGATTGGATTAGAGAGCCACCTTTTTCAATGGGTTCGACATTCAAATATTGAGCCTGTTTAGTCTCATCGTCATTATGATAAGAACTATCAACCGCGATATTCTTGACCATATGTTTGAAGTCACTCAAATGAGTATCTAACCAAGAGGTAGATTCAACAGCTTCTTTTAAGAATTCAGCGAATTTCATTTACTTTGCCTTCTCTGCATCAAATTTCTTCAAATATGTTTTCACTTTTTGGAAACTATCAAAATCTCCACCATCTTTATCATTCTTACCAAAGACAAAGAAAGTTTCTGCCCCATTTCCAGCACGAAGGAACTCCACTGTTAACTTACGAGTAGGGTCGATATAACTATAATCAAATTCTTCGTTACCCTTGTTCCATTTTTTCTTTTCTTTAGTAAAACCGTTGTTTTTAAGCCATTCTGCTGCTTTCAATTCGGTCTTAGATCTAGTCTCTTTGGTTTTATCAACAGCTTCGCTCAAGAATTCTTTGAATGTCATTTCGAAAGTATTTATCCTTGTTTATACTCGAAACCCCGATTCCTTTCGAAACCGGGGTTTGAGCTTCAGATTCCGTTCACAGGTTCTTTAAGACCCGGCAAGGCTAAGCAGCCATTGCAAGCTGACCATAGTTAGTGGCAGTTATAGTTTTACGCTATTCATTGTGACTATCAAATTCAACAACCACAACCAAGTAGTCGTCTACTTGTAGACATTCCCCTTACCCTAATAACTTCCGATCGAAACCATGACGCCCCCACCAAACCACTCAGCAAAATCTTTGCTTTTGTAATCAACGCTGCTAACATTCTTTCATGACTTATGAGGTCAATGAATGCAGACACCGTACTAGAAATGATGAGTCTCTAGTCCGTCTGAGTGGTTTGGTGGAGGCGGTGGGAGTCGAACCCACGTCTCAAAAGCTTTACTCTCAGGCTCTGAGATTAATTCACACCGTCCTCTAAATCCAACTTCCTGCAATCATATGGCCATATGATTGCTCAATAGCCAATTTTTACTGGGACTTTAGTGGAGGATCGAACTCCTTTGAGGAAACCTAGATTTACTGATGATCCGGCCTTGAACCATCTAACCTAGTGACCCAGAGGACGGGATGAATTAATCTCGCGTCTATTTCTATTTAACCACAAACTGTATAGCTATGTCAATATATTCTTGCGAGAGATTAGATTGAATAATACAAAAAGACCCCACCGAAGCAGGGTCTGAATATTTTTAAAATCTGTTTGATTAGGCGGGTGAGAAAACTGAAGAAACGCTAGTGTTTGCACCAGCTGTATCGGTCCATGTCAGTCCGCTTGCAACTGTAGCATTGGTAAATGCTCCAGCACCAGTCTTGGCATTGGCTAATGAAGAATAAGCCTTGATAGGCACCACAAGATTACTGCCAACGACAGATAAACTGAGTTGGAACTGACCAGTGAAATCACCAGTCAAAGCAGAATATTGGGTACCAGTTAAGCCCAAATTTTGAATTACATATTTAAACAAATTGAATCTCCTTTCATGATTATTTATTCTGAGATAATCATGAAATATTCAGGAAAGCCATCCACATAGGTTTTTCTTCTGCAAATCCAATCCCACCATGTTCAGGATCATTAAAGGTCCGTAAACCAGTCCTTGGTCTCCAATTAAGAGGTTGTTTAAAAATGCTGGATGCTAAATCTTTTGCACTTTCGATATCCTTTCGATATCCCATAACTGTCGGTTCTCCATCACCGATTAAGGCTAATGCCCAATCATCTCGCAAACTCTGATAAATCATTAACTTCATAGAAATATCTATGAAGATTCTCTCGCTCATGTTATAATAACATTATGAAAATCTTTCTAATCAAAACTGTCCTGATACTGATTCTGAGTATCATTTGTTTTCTGCCAACGGAGATTTATTTGGTATTTCGTTGGATCGCAAGTCCTACAGGATTCTGGCAAGAATTCTTGATGGGAGTCACTGGTCTTTTTGTCTTGGGAGGAGTCCAACTCATGATGGGAATTGTCTGGGTGTGTGGTATATTTGCGATTGTCGTTGAGAAACCACAAAGAACCATATAAATGGACCCAAGAAATCCTGAACGCCCAATCACCAGTAATGGTGATAACTGGGTGATTTGTAAGAAATGTGGGCGGAGTGCCAACAAAATTAGATTAGTCCGTCACACAAAGGAATGTCCCTATGTCCAAGCCAAGATTGCTCAGCATCAAAATGAAGAAAGACTATCGATGTCTCCTCAAAGACCAGCAATTTGATCTCTACCAAGGTATTAATGTTCTGGTTGGGGATCAAGGATGCGGCAAATCATCTTTGTTAGATCTCATCGGTGCTGGTGGAAAGAAATCAGAATTTTACAGCCACCAAGTAGCATTCCCAATCAAAACTTATGCTTTCGACTTCGAGAAAGATAATCCGAGGATGAAAGAAGCACCTTACAATATCTCCAACGATGGTTTCAAAGCAATGATGGCTAACAGATGGTCATCTCATGGTGAATCTAATAAAGCTGTCATCAAAGCTCTGAAACAATTAGATTCTGAGGATTACTATCTGATAATAATGGACGAACCAGAAACTGGTCTCTCTGTACGATCCATCATTGAGTTAAAAAAATACTTGGTCAAGCTTGTCGCGAAGGACAGGAGTATTCTGATGGCAACACATAACGAAAGATTGATGGAATGCGCCGATCATTTATTTTCAATGGAACACCGAAAAGCGATGACAGCGAAAGAATTTGTTGAATCACATGGAGGATAAAATGGAAGAAACTAGTTTCAAACATGGTTACATGATAATTACACCGACCGATGGTGGAATTGCCGATGGTGGATACTGTGCCACAGGTGCTTTTGGTGGTCGTTTAGATGATGAACTTGACATCTCATATGGCAACACTAACTATTACGAAAATGGTACTCACCCATCGCATTTTATCTTGCATGTCAGATTCATCAAATACAAAATAGAGCTTCGTTATGGTCCATCCATGAAAGAAGAATTCCTAAAAGCCTACAGATCGGCTACACGAGACGAAGAGATCCGGCAACTGGCTTGGAAATTGTTGAGAATCAATCTTGAAATTTCTATGGCCAAGATCCTCAATCATATTTGTGAAATCCAATATGAACATGGTAAAGTCGATGGCGCTAATATTCTTCGAAGACGATTCAATCAATTGATGACACCAGAATATGTGTAAATGTTTCCAAGATAGCCATTCTTATTGTGGAGAACCGGATGGAAACATTTCTGTTTGTGTTTGTTTTTCATTAGCCTGTGAGAGCAGATATACGATAGTCCCGAGTTGAATAGATATCATTCCATGCCGTGAGTGTGGATTAGGAGAACCAAATGAAAATATTTCTACTGATACCAGTAATGCTAACTTTACTCTTGTCACAACAACCACAACCGAAGAAAGATGACTATGATCCCGATAAGTTGGGAAAGGGTGAAATAGCCTGTGGAAGAGTGACTTCCAAGAAATCAGCACCTTGCAAGTGCATGGTGCACCGCATGGCCAAAAAGATGGCTCAGGCCGAAGCATGCCATTTGAAGCATGACAACATCAATCAAGCAATGGAATGCATAGCTAATATTCCACAATGTCCTGCGGTTGATGATGCCGAAACTTTCAATTATGATGGTAAGGGGAACTTGATGCCAGCACAATGCAGCCGATCTTGTACCAAAGCTAAATGTGAATGTTGCAAATCATGAAGACATCAGACGAATTGGTTATCGAACATCTTGAAGATTTGATCAAGACCCTAAGGGATGACAACTGGTTAAAAACAGCACTGCGTGATAATTATGACCAGATTCCGAGTGGGGTGATGAAGAAAGTAATTGAAGCTATTGAAGCTAAAATGCGTAAAATAGGAAACCCGGATAGTTCTCCACCTACCTGCGAAGAATGTGATCTCGAAATGCATGAATTCGAAGATCCCAACACAGGTGCTACGGGGTGGGGGTGCGATGGGTGTGGTTGGACCCATGATTCATAAGGATATTAAACCACCAAACACCAAAGAAGCTCGTAAGTTGATTGGTAAAGAAGTGAGAGTCACTCTCCGGAATTCCAAAAGAATATGCGGCCTGATTTATAATGTTGTGAATAGAGAAATGTACATCTTCGATGATTGGATCAAAATTAGTGATATCACTGAAATGAAAGAACTATGAAGATTCCTTTTGATCAATTGATGTATCTGTTCGCAAACAACAAATCTGCTGAGATCGATCGATATTTTTCATGCGAAAGCAAAACAACTTATTATTCTCCGCTGACCGCCACACGACAAGCTTACCACCTAGAGACAACAAGGGTTAACGAATTCTTCGAGGTTTATCAGTGCCGATGGTGTGATTTTTACCACTTTGGGCATGTCAAAGATAGATCCCGGTTCTCATACAAATATAAAGGAGCAACACAACATGCCCATCCAGCAGACAAATTCCGACAAAGATGAATCCCATAGTACATCAGACCTATTAAAGCGATACATCTATCCCATAACTCTGTCAGATGGTAGAGAAGTGGATTGGGGGGTCAATTTAAAACTCCATAAAGAGCTACAACGGATTATTGAATGGGCAAAATCTAAGGGAAATGAACAACAAGGAATTATGACATACAGATATACTTTCCGATATATGGAATCCAACACATATACAGGGTCTATTCAACTAGAGACTAATGATACACCTCAAGTTGTCTTTGATAGAATCCAGAAATCTGGACTCCAACTTTCTCCACATCACATAATCTTCCCGTCGATGATGGTGGATATGAGATGGGAAGAACTAATAGAGGCGAGATGACAATACATAATGTTTTGGAGTTTGTCAAAACCGCTGATGACTGGGAATTGGATACTATCAGAATATCATTAAAGATTCGTAGATCGAACCTGAAGAAAGCCGATAATGCTAGGATAGCATCACTTCTTGCCGTGGGTCATACGGTGGAATTTCCTTATATGCAGATAGTCTACATTGGGAAAATTGAAAAAATAAATAATGCGACGGCTGATGTCAAAATCATCGAAAACAAAGAAATCCCCAGAGATGGAATAATTGCTAAGGTTGGTAATATCGTCAAGATTCCTCTAGCTAATCTTTCTATAGTCTACTTTTTGTAGCCAAACAGCAAAGCATCAGTAATGCATTCAATAGCCTGTTCTTCTGCTAGGACAGGCTCTTTTGTTTCCATAGTAAGCGGATAAAAATGAAGGTGGAGTAATTCATGTACAATCAAACCTTCGTATGTCATGGGGAAGTCCGGATCGATTTCGGCTTCAAAATCTTCGGCACACAACAATAACATCACAGCAGTCTTGCTATCAAGATCCGGTTCGATTCTGGCGACGGCTTCACCCAACTCTGAAAACTTGACTAGTCGGATTTTGACTTTCCAATCCATCAATCGTAGTCTTTGCTGCCAAAGCAGACAAGTTTTCTGTAAATTGGTGACAGATTTCGACATTACACTTATTTAGGTGATCGAACCCACAATTTGTAACCAGCATCCCAAACCTTATAATACTTGCTGTTGGCCATGTTCTCGAATTCTGTCAGTTTCGGGTCTATATTCAGATCTTTCGCGAAATCCTTGTTTCTGTATTTCCTCTTGTTTACTTTCGAATAAGGGAATGCATGTGAAGCATAAAAATAGCTAGGTCTTACATTTCTCTTCAAAACGTAACCACAATGTTGATAAATCACGCCAGTGGAATAAGTGTTGTCAGAAAGTGTGTATACTTCTTTTTCTATTTTGGAGTGTAGCTTGGCGGCACCACCAACGATTTTAAACCCTTCTTTGAATGTTAGTCTAGAGAGTTCAAAACGTCCGAATCTGAAATCGAAAGAAGCTACAGCCACTAATTCATTCCTATATATCAACCCATAATTTTCGGAATTAGTACTGAGTCTAGTACGACCTTGCAAATGCCACTTATCATGAAAATCGTCAGCTTTTATTCTGTCGACCTCGACCAAAGAACATTTTCTTGCCATCAATTCTTGAGGTTTTAGAAACTGATGGCGTAATAAAGATTTCCACTTCTCCCATTTAATTTCATCATAAAATTCACAATCGAAGATTTGATAGAGACGAACACCCTTCTCTACGCATTTTTGGAATTTAAGTAAATGTCTGTTCCTCGATTGGGTCGTTCTTTCATCTGAGTGCCATTTGCAACCATTGCATTCAATACCGATCGAGAAATCTGGACACCAAATGTCGATTTCCAAAGGTCCTATAATTTTTCTATCATTTTGCTGTATTTGCACTCCGAGAGATTTTATAAATTCAGCAATTCTATCCTGCCAGATGCAATTCGATTTGTCATAGGGAATATTGAATTTCCTAGCATATACACCAATTGTTGAATCTGATATCCCATTCTCTGCACCGATCTGCAACAAGATTTTCCCCGATTCGATCTGTGATCTCAACCAATCTTCATTCTTCTCTGGGCGATGATTTAAATCCTGATAAATTCCAAGCTCTTTTAATTTAACCAAGACTTTCCGGTGAGGAATGTTATATTCCTTAGCAATGCTGTTATAACCACGCCTCTTGTTCAAATAAAGATCGGTCAACGTTACATCGGTCAATTGTTCCGGCCATTCAATGTTCCGTTTAGGTTTCTCTCCCAACGGCAGATCATCGGAGAAATCACGACATATCAGAGAAATAGAAACACCGCTGTATTCAGACAGTTCATACAAGGATTTGAACTTGGAGATATCAGCCGTATACAATTTCCTCAGAGCATACATGAAGCTATCAGAAATTCCTAAAGAGCCAGCAGCATCGATATCTTTTTCAAATGAGACAATTGCTTCCTTTATTTTATTCTTTGAAGGATACTCAATCTTGTTCTTGGAATGTCGATAAGGAATGTTAGCATATTTGAGATACGGATATAATTGTTTGCAGGTGATTTGGAAAAACGTAGCCAGACCTTGAGAGCCTTCTTTATCATAAATGTCTTTGAATTCACCCGATTCAATTAATGCTAGAATTCGAGTTTTTCTATCAGACTTCATCGTTTATGCTCCAAATACACTTATGGCGAGATCCATGTTACCACGATCTCGCCATTTAATCCACTCGTAAATCAAAATTAGGTGGTTGTGTCGCTCTCCCACAGTGTGTAAGCGAATGTTACTTCGAAGGTCTCGATTTGATCGTTCCCTTCCCAATCAAGAGTAATTGGGCCGATATTGGACGGGAATGCACCAATTAATTTCCAACGCTTCAATTCTTGTCCAGTCTTTGCATATTGCAGGACTTCTAAATCGGACTGATAGCCATTCAGGAATTGAGCAGCAGGATCGCGCAGATTGGCATTGTGCATATTGATCGAATTTGACCAGCGTTCGAATGCATCTCTGATGTTGAAGTCTTCATCATTGTAAATCGTGACTGTCCAATCAGCGAACTTACGATCACCAGCGACTTTAATATCGCGACCAAAGAAGGCCACATTGGTGACACCTAAAGACGATTCGGGAATCTGGGCACTACGGCACATCAGAGTGAACTGACGATTAACAGATGCACCACCTGCCACAATAGGGAAGGGTAATTGTACCTCGAATAGAGTGGGACGTGCACCACCCGTCCGGAATGCTGATCTGAATTCTGAAATTGTAAAGGCCATATTTTCTCTCCTTATATTTATATGCGGCTTAAATTCTTTATATATTTAGTCTTGGAGAGTCCCTTGTTGAAATTCTTCTTGGATGTTATAATATTTTTATGACATTGAAAGAACTAATCACCAAAAGCCATAACCTTGGCGTCGATGTTCATATTGAAAATTCAGTCGACGAGAGAATCGTCAGTTTCGAAATATTCCATCCACACAAATCATTCGAGAATGGTGATCGTATTGGACACAATGTCCCTTTCGAAAAGACAACACCCACGGCACCAAAAATGTTTGATATTGCATTCGCTGATATGCTCGAAGTGTTAAGTGATGAACCCGTCAATCCGGAAAACATGGTAACAATTTAATGACTTCGATAAACAATTTGATGCTCATGTTCAGCATCTTGGATCTGGATTTA